AGAACAACTTGAAGGTAGATACGACACTCCTGATACAAGTTCAGAAGCAAATACACTCCCGCCAAACACACACACGCTGGTAGGCTACGGTGGTGCTTTGCAGTTTGGTGATGGTGCTTCTCCAACAGCGCCTGAAATGGCAGCAGAAATGAATCTGCCCGACAATATGCAGACTTGGCAAGAAATAATTGATTATCTTATCAATGATACAGATTCAGAATCAGGACATAGATTTGCTAATATGGCAGCTGGACGACTTTTAGAGATGTTTCCTCGCCCTGAAGTTGCCGAAGGTGACGGAGAATACCTAACAAGAGTCATAGAGGTGCTTGATACTATTGAACAGAACGACTCTGTAAGAGAACACCGAAATCGGTTTGGATTGATTCAATCAAATATGGTAGAGCCAACCAATTTTGATGTTCTCAATGCACAACGTATTCTTGGCAACTTCCTACCAGATGACGATCCACAAAGATCGTCACTTCGTCTATTGATAGATCAACGCCTCTTGAGAATGTACGAAAGTGTGCGAAATTTCGAAGAATTAGAAAACTGGGAATTCTTGAGCCTGTCAGAATTACAAAGCATATTGAATGAAGCAGGTAGATCAGATGAAGCAGACATAATACAAAGCATAAGATCAGAACGATCTACTGTAACAAATAGAGCAAATCAAGAGACAGCACATCGTGAGAGATTGCAGCGTCTACGAGATGTGATCAATGAATATCAATCTGCTAATGGCTCATTCAGCATTGCTGATAATTTTGAAGATCAAGTATTAGAAGATTTAGTATATTCACTTTCGTCCGTTATTGAAGAACTTTTCCCCGAACACGCAGACGCACAACTTGAAGATGTTCTATTTGACATTGAAATACTTCAAGACCTGTGGGAAGGCGCTGATGGTTATTATTATTCAAATTCATTTGGTAGGACAGTTCCAGTTCCCGATGACGAGAGTTTGAGTATTGAACAACGATTACGAAGTATGGCGTATAATTTCACTCAAAGATTTCCTGCTGGTGAAGTTCCACGACTTGATGATGACGACTGGGAAGAACCACCAGGCTCTTATGGCGGTGACCCCGCCGATGGAGACCAATTAGGAGACACAACAAATGAACGATCAAATGCGAATACAGGAACGGGTCAAGCGAGCGCGTCAGCAGGCGATACGCGAGCTGATACAGAAGAAACTCAAGGGGTCCGCCCTTGGGAAACCGAACTCGCGAACCAAGAAGAACTTGGGGACACAGAATTCAAAGAACTCGCGAAGAAAGCGATAGCTAAAGATATTGTTGAGCAATTCAATGCTGGCGAGTTAGATACAAGTGATCCTGATCTACGTGTAATTTCTGATTATCTAAATACTAATCCAAGAAGTCATACACCAACCAGAGCGTTTTTAGACTTACTTGATAGAAAATCTTTTTACGAAGGACAAATCCCAGCTTATACTGCTTTAAGCAAACTGCTTGGAGAAGTCATGCAACGCAGATTTGATCGGGCTTCTGCCAGCACATATACAGAAGAAGTGACCCGTTCTCAGCTGAGCGAGTGGGACAACGCAGAGGACATTTTCTTCCGCATTGATACGCGAGGCAGAAGGGAAACAACAGGCTGGATGGGCGAGAGAAGTTATATTGATCATACGTTTGATCAGCTTGTAATAGGTGAAGTAAATGACTTTTTAGCAGATCAAGACAGACTTGATGAATTTTTAGAAGAACAAGGTTACAGTGAAAATGATATGCCTGACCCAGAAAGACTAAAAGTTATGCTCTATGATTATATCATTGAAGATGATTTTTGGTTAGAACAACGAACTCACGAAATACTTGAGGATGAAGGTATTACATGGAGTGAAGAATTAGACTCTTATCGTTCTGACGGAATTTATGTGGTTCGCGATATTGCCGATTTGGCAAGATATGTGTTACCATCTTTTCATGGAAAAGATGCATCAGACATCATAGACGCAACCCGAAATTTCGATCAGGTTGTGCAAGTCGTGCGAGGTAAAAATCCGAGAACACCTGCACAATTTGAAGGTTCTGATTACAAGACCGAACAGCTTGTGAGTGATCCTGAAATCGTTTCTGAATTTCCAGCAGAAATGCTATTAGATGTTGAAGTGCCAGAAGATGAAGAATTGCGTAGAAACATTATGGGTCACTGGCACATGGGTGATGTAAAGTTCGGGGAACTACAAAGATTTTCTGACTTACTTAACCGCGTCATTCATCGTTTTATAGATGATACTGATGGTGAGCCTGATGCTGGAGACCGAACTCAATCAAAAAATCCATTTCAAATTCAAAATAGACAGGTTAGCCAAAGGGCTAATCCTTTCGCATAGGTGAGATATGCATAGTATTGTTACGCACGGAGATGGTATTCGTAAACCACTCGAACAAATAACAACCGTTGAAGATATGCGGCAAGCACTACTACATCTTGAAGGTATGGCTTTAGAAGAAGCTGCAAGTGATATTGATAATTCTATTCGCAATCACTCGTATGTTCGGGGTGATATGCCTCATCTTCTGCGGAATGCTCCAAGAAATGTGCGAGGCAAACTGGAGCAGTATTCAAACAACACAATACTACATAAAGATGTCATCAAACCAAAAGTGCAGCAATTCACCGCTCTGCTTTCACGTGCAGCACCTGAGGCACAAATCAAAGCACTGCGTCCCGATGCGATGGGCGAGTTCGCATACGAGGATATGTTCTATCAGAATGATTATGAAAATCGTGTTGTTGCTACAAAATTGAATGATGCTGTCAAACTTGAACGACAGATGAGGAAAGAGCAAGTTCTCAAAAAGAGACAGGTTGAGATGTCTCTAATAGACGGGATGGCATTTACCGTCTATAGTGTCAGGCAAGATATGTGGCGAGGAACGGTTGTCAATCCGAGATTAGCATATCGTCATCAGGTTTTACTTGATCCTGCAGCCAAAGATATTTCTACTTTTTGGGATTCAAGATATATCAGAGTTCAGACTGAGATGTCTGCAGCTGAAATCTATGCAAGATATGGTCTCGCAGAGAGAGATTATATGGGGGGTGATTCTGAAAAGAATTATCTCGATGATGCGTCTATGATACGCAGATATTGGACAACGAGCGATGCAGCAGATGATCAGGTTGAAGTCAAACGGGAGATGCCAGCATATCCAGTGAAAGCATTCTTTTGGAATCCAGGCGTTCCTGACCTCTTGAACTTTGACGGTGATGTTGAGGAGATGCGAGAAAACCCGCAGAGGAAGGACACGCGCGCTCGTCTATTCATACTTGTGAACGACTGGGCAATCCCTTATGGTATGAAAGAGGAAGACAAGGGCCCCGACTTGATGGGGTTGTATCCGATCGTGTGTCATTGTCATGATCCAATGAGTGATAGGGCGGGTGGATATTCTCTCGTAGATACTATCATAGGAACTCAAGATTTCATAGACATTTGCTACAACGCAATCGGTAAAAATGTGAGGGCTAATGCATACACTCAATGGATGGCAGAGCGTGGAGCAGTTCAAGGTAAGAACTTCTCTATGAAGTCTAACATTTTGATGTATGTGGAGCATGACGCTATTTCTCGTAACCGAATCAAACAGATAGAGCCTGGCGATGTGGGATCATCTGTTCATAATTTGATGCAGAACGAGGTAGCATATACACGTGAGCTTTCTGGTGATCCTCAAGGTATCCTATCAGGTATCGCTCCGTCTTCGGTAAAATCTGGTATTCACGCTCAAACTTTATTAGAAACAGCAAACACGTTGATGGCAGAATATGCTCGCATGCTTGATGTTGGACACTTGAACGCTGCGAATCTTGAAACGATGATGATGCAAAAACACACAGATTTTGCTAATGAGTTTTATTCAGAGCGATTAGGACTTGATGAGTATCCAAACATTGATCTTGCTATGGCAGACTTGAAATTTGATGTTCAGATAGATAGTAAAGCGATGTTGCCGTCAACGACGGTTTCGGGCGAGTGGAATATCTATATGATCATGTACAATATGGGATTGATCCCGCCAGCAACATTTATGAAGTTGACGGAAATGAGCGATAAGATGCCTGAGGAGTGGATGGCACAAATGGAAGCGATGACTAAAACGTTAGTGCCGGGCATACCGATTGCGGAACAAGTCCAACAGATGCTACAAGCAAGGGAACTCATGGCACAGATGGATGCAGAAATACAACAAGCTGGTGGGGGTGGTCTTGGAATGCTACAACAGATGACAGAAGGAATGTCTCAAAACCAACAAGCGTCGGAAGGGAATGCCCTACCGACGCCTGTGGGTTAGAGAATACATACTGTGCCAAGTGGCTCACTGTGGAATTCCGAACTTTTCACACTCTATGTTCACCAATAATAATGTAGACTCTTATTATACCGCTATTCTCCTATGCTGTCAACCCTTTTTTTGAATTCGCTACCAGCACTGAAATGTGGCACGTCTTTCGATTCAACCGTCATCATTTCGCCTGTTTGTGGGTTGCGGACATTCCGTGCGGAACGATGTTTCCGATCAAACTTCCCAAACCCAGTAATCTGTACTGGAATGCCATCTGATACACAATCAATGACATTATCATGGTATGAATTTAAAACTCGCATTACTGTTGAAACAGGTAAATTTGTGTCTCCAGCAATAGTTGCTGCAAGTCCTTTCAAGTAAATTCGGGCTTTCATATCAATCTCCTTTCATTTTTTCCCATAGCATAGCACTTTAACACATTTAAATCAAGTTTTTGTTGCAAATCCCTGCTTGGTTTGTGCTGCTTCTAATAGCGTTTGAGCATATTTACCAGAGTCAATTTTATTTGGTGGACTACCACGCAGCAACTCAAATTCAGACTCTGTTCTCAAAGTTGTTGAGTCATATTTTGAAATCCACTTTTGCCTTCTGATAATATGTTCTATGAGTGAGCATGTCATCTGATTACCTGATATTGTCATTCGGTGATTTATTCTTTTTCCAGTAGACATTAATTCGGTAAAAGTGATAAGACGCACATCATATTTTTCCCATTTGTTCTCGCTGGGTTTACGAAAGCGGTTAATTATCCAATTAATCTTTTGAAATACTTTTTTCATTATATGTGACACCCCCCACCACATTCTATCTGGTCACCATCTCTACAACTTGCATTCAGTTTTGCAGTTTCAAGCGGTGAAATAGAACGGTGAATAAATAGCTCAAACGAAGGTGGTTCAACATCATCTGGAAACATCTCAAGTTGAAGTTGTTTCACCCTCGGTCTGTTGCAGTGTTTCGGTCTGACTTCATTATCAAAATCACAAGCTTCTTTCCATTCTTCAGGGTGGTTTACTCGCATATCCCACCATTCACCATCAGAACGGAAAGGACACCCCACACAACTTGTTTTGATGGGTATGGGGTGGTCATTGTCTTTATACCACTTGTAGCATGCGTCTCTGTCCCACCGCATATCAAGTAGTGGGTAGCGAGGTTGTATATACTGTGGGAAGTTCTCATCGTTGCGTCTTGAGAGTTCGTCCATAGAAAATCCGATCCATTGGACTCGTTTCTTCATACCAAAGATGCGTCTAACTTCTCTTTTCACAACTGATATTTTATAGATACCAGAACATTGCCTATTGAGCATTCCACCTCCTTTAGAACCACTGTCAGTATAAAAAGGCATGTGTTGGTGTTGTGCGGAGTCATCGTTCACCATATCGTCTCTGATGTTCCCAGCTGACACACGCATAATCGGTGGAAATCCGAATTGTTCTGCTTGCTCATCAAGATAGTCCAAGTAATCATAAGTTCCTTGCCGTTCCCACATTGTATCTGCGAAGATGGCAAACTCTGCCCGAGGTTCTATCAGTCCCATCATGTTCATTAGCCATAAAGCAGACGATTGCACACCCCCACCCAGCGAGAGTATCTGGTATTTTTCCTTATTCTCTATCATCTGCTTTACATGGTCTATTGTGGCTTGTGGGAGTGGTCTCAATACTACACTCATCGTTTTCTTTCTCCTTTACAGGTTTCCAATTTGGTAGTTTCTGTGTCACGGTGATTATTACTTTGTCTCCTTCTATTCTGTGATTCCATGTGAAAAGAGGCTCACCTGGTTTGAGAAACACTTTCATCATGATTGTATCTCCTTGATATGATTTTTGATGAGAACGGTAAAGTGTTCGGTTTCTTGTGCTGATAATCTCCAAGTTTCGTAGGCATGGTATTTTGGTTCACGGGGTTGAGCGAGATATTTCGCAGTCTCTGGATGAATAGAAACTTTATCAATAAAGTATTGAGCGAGGTTGGTTTTTCGCGGTAAACGATTACGCAATTTATTGATTGAATCAATACAGGTTTGCACTGCGGTAGCGATGTCACCTTCTTCAAGTGCAAATTGAAATTCCACCATTTTGTAGATGTAGTTTGGAATGTCCTTGAATGCGTTGAACTTGATCTCTCTTTCCAAATCGTTCAACCATTTTTGGATAGCATCATGAACGATTTGTGCTTCTACTACACCTACATCTCGATTAAAGCATAAAACAACATTAGTAATGTGCGATGTACCAGCTACAACTGATGAGACATAATTAGCGAACAAAAGAATATTTTTGCCTGTATGGTAAAAAAACACTTCTGTGTTCTTATCACCGCACCGCTGAATAAAATCTGATAATCTGTCTGTATCAATTGTGGGATTTAGAAATAAATCAAACATAGTATCTCCTATCTGCTTTTATCAGAGGCGGTTGCCCGCCCCTGTCCTTTGGGGGTTTATCTCACGCGTTCTTGACGCGATTGCTCTCTAATGCTTTCAACTTCTGCTTCAGCATTAAAAATCTGTCTCGCTTTTCTGAACGCTTCTTTACGAGTTTCGTAGTTACCGATGTGAAGATATGACGTACCTTCCATAACTTCAACCTCGTATAGACGATTTTCATTAATTGTTATTCTTATTCCACTAAACACACTTTTCACCTTCTTATGTAATTTTTTATATAATTATTGTATCACAAATCTTGCCATTTGTCAAGTGTAAATAAAAATTAATTAAAAATAATTTTGTTGACAATAATTTTTAGGTTCTTCTCAAATGTTGAAAATCCGTGTAATTTTGACATATACTTGCGAAAATCCATGTTGGCTTTGCCTTCGGAATTTTCATAACATGTCATAATTTGTTCAACTGCATGCTCTGGATTAGCGAAGCGATGAATCGGATATTTGTCTGCATAAGCGTGATAAGACCATACAAAACACCAACACCCACATATTCCCGCAGTGATAAAATGTGTTGGCAATCTGCTACTGCGGGACATATCTATAAACCCCCAACATTCTGCTAATAAGTATGCTGTTGGATTTGATGCGATGGCGTTTTCAAAGCCAAATTCTTTTAGTGCTATAAAGATTTGAAGGACTGGCTCAATGTTTTCTGCGTGGTTTTCTTTTCCTTTTACTGTGATTGGTTCTCCTACCACTAATAACTTTTTCTCTTTCTTTGTTGGCTTGTGTATGTCCGCAGAAACTGGGAATGGGAGTAATCCGATTTCATGATTGAGAGTTGCGAGTTGATTCTTGAGATACTCGCTCGCAGCATAAACGCCGCTCATATAACCCAATACAGAAGTTCGGTGATCCCGATGCCAACCGTTGAGTTTCGGTGAGGTGATGTAGCCAATACACATTTTTTTTGATTCTCGAAGTTCAAGAAATCGCTCATGTGTTATCCAGTCTAAATCAACCAACACAATTTTGTGTGTGAGTCCCAATTCGTCTGTGCTATGCATGCTTGGTAAAATATGATTATCTGAAAGAAATGATATACGCATTTTTTCTCCTATATAAAAAAATCAACATTTTCTCTTGACAACTGGCAAGTGTGGTGTTATACTTAAAAGAAATGGGAATCGGTGTGATTCCCGTGTGATAGTCTTATGGCACGCAAATACCTTTTGACTATTTATATTTTAACTGAAACATAGGAGAAAGTCAATGACTTTGAAACCTGTATTACGTCTCAAGATTTCAAAAGCGTATGATGAGTTGATTGCTATAGCTTTAGATATTTTAGCCCTTGAGGTTGATGTCCTTGAGGCATACTGGAAAATGGAATTGACTGGTGTTGAACTTATCAAATATGCTGATAAACAACTCAATTCAGACGGCAGATCTCACCCGATCTCACGCCCAAGATGGACACAAGAGATTGATAAACTCAAATGTATCAGTTTTGAGTTTTTCACAAGAAAGAGTGTCCAAACGAGAATGTGGCAAAACAACAAACTAACCGATCTTGAGTATGTCATTGAGATGCTCAAGAAGTGGAGAAGTGTAGTATGAAAGATAAAATTGATTTTGACACCACCTACGATTGCTGGGCAGAAATCGGTGGTTTCGTGTTTAGACCACACGACAAGTATTACAAGGTTGAAAAGAAGCATTCTGAATATAGTGACGGTAGGAGTTATTATTTCACAGATGATGATGATGTCTATGAACTCTATGTATATTGGGGTTATGGGTTCTCTGGGTCATTTATTGACTACCCAGCGGTAGATTCTCGTGATAAGTTACATACTGGAACTAAAGAGGAATGTAGGCGTGTGCTTGCTAATATCCTCTCTGGCGAGTATGATTTCACATTTACTCATACTCATGAAATTGAAGACTATGTAGTTGAAGACGATAACGAGGATCATCCAATTTAGGAGAACACAATGCACGTCAAAGAACTTGAAAACATCATTGTCGGAGATATTGGAGCAATGGAACTCTCCGAATATGATTTTATGAACGAGATCGCAGGAATCATTTCTGATTTTGAAGATGTTGATAGTGCTTGTGATGAAGTATTAGATGTCATCAAATCTGAAAATGTTGCAACCATATTAGAAGAAGCAGTCCTTGAAAGATTGTATAATCTAATTCGCTATGGAGAATAAATGAAGACAATGAAAGCTTTGGGTATTGACCCAGGCCTTGCAAATACGGGCTGGGCAATAGTCTCTCGTAGTAGTCGTGGTGCTTTTGATATGATTGATTCTGGTATCATCAAAACGAATGGTGAAGATACCGAACCCAAGCGGATGCAAGAGATTTATTCATCTGTTGTTGAAGTTATACACAAGCACCAACTTGACATCGTGGCAGTGGAACGGGTCTTTTTCAATAATAATCCGTCGAGCTGCCTCACAACTGCGGGAGTATGTTATATCTGCTCACTTGCCGCTGAACAATTGGGATTGCCAACCGATTTTTTCACACCTCAACAGGTCAAAGCTGCGTGTGGGTGTGGTGGCAAAGCTGATAAGCGTACAGTGAGCAGTTTTGTTTTTAAACTAACTGGCACAAAGGTGATGAACTGGCACGTTGCTGATGCTGGTGCAACTGCGATTGCTGGTTTACTCAAAACTCGTGCTGTCAATGTCTATAATGGCAAGGAGTAATCACAATGATTGCTGAACTGAAGCAGGTGCTTATTAAATCTGCGAAGTATAACAAAGATGGCGATATGTCGCATGATCGGTATGCTGCTATCAACATCAACGTTCCGATTACAGACGATGATGATGAAGATGCTATCATCGCTCTGTTTGATCTTTTGAGAGACAAACAGGTTTCTTTGCATATTTCAAAACTGAAAGATGATGAGAGGAAGCCTGGAACGCAGTTGGGTTTCAAACTTGAAGAAGAAGATGACGATCAAGGTCAACGCACGCCAAGTGCGTAACAAAAGGACAAGGGAGGGCAACCTCCCTTGATTTTATTATGGCAAAAAGGACATGTAAAAGTTGCAAGTATTTTCACCACAGAACTGGTGAACTCGGTGAATGTAGGATCAATCCACCAACCTTTGTTGAATTTTCGCGTGATCCTGGTGACCTTGGGCTGGTGACCAGATTTCCTGAAGTTAGTAAAACAGAATGGTGTGGGAAATTTACTTTAGAACCTGAACTACCTGAAATAAAATTAGGATATGACGATGAATAAATGGGATGCATTTCAACGCTACTGTGACGGCAAGCCAAGCGGCTGCTCTGTAGAAGTAACTACAGGGCAACCGCTACAGTTCACAGGAGACACACCAGAAAAAATCGTAAAGCGTCTTAAGACAATGACAGCTCGCTTGTAGCGTAGAAAACCGTCCGAAGTCGGTGCGATTGTGTATGCTGCGAGCGGGCGAAGGAAAGAGACTCGCTTTGCTAAACTGCGTATTCTTAATGTGTGGATTTGGAATGGAAGTGAAACAATCACAACGTGGCACTTACCAAATACAAAGCCTATTCACATGGATCGTGAGACAAAAGACGTAATAGCAAATAAAGAGGGCTTTTATTCCTGGAACGAATTTTACAATGTGTATCATTCTCTCAATTTGCATAACTGGAATGACACGCAACGTAAACACTATTTCATTGAATTTGAGTTAGTTGAGGTGATGTAATGTGGAAATATAGGTGGGAAGTTTACAAATATAATGTTTCTGTTCAGAGGCATGTGAAGTGTGGCGATGGTGTTTTTGAAGGTACAGATGTGATAGGAATGTTCAAAAAGATGGCAACTCACAGAGCAACAATTGATGGAGAGATGATACCCGGTGAGTGGGTCATCGAGAAGATGGAGAAAGAGCCTGGACAACTAAAAGGTAGGGTTTACAAAAAACAAGATAACTCAAAACCTTATTCTCCATTTATCCTTCTTTTTGTTGAAGGTGAAGTATGATAAATGAATTGACAGATGAAGAATTGAAGGAAAAAATATCCTCAATGTTCGTCAAAGCACAGGTATTGATACATAGTGAGCTGGCGTTGATGTGTCCAGTTCTATTTACAACCCAGCAAATCGTTGAGTATTTGGGCTTCAAGAATCAAATACCAGCTTCGTCATTCAGACGCATTCAAGCTCAAATAAATTTGTTGAAGCAAGAGAAGGTGATTACATCTTCTCTTATCAAGTTTCCGAACCGCCGCGTCTCAACGATGTGCTATTATATGATAGGATAGTATGAATACAGGGAATATTTACAAAGCATTTGTTGTTTTTTGCATGCAAAATGGAATGACAAAATTTGAATGTATATTTGCGTGGCAAGAGATAGCAGATAGAATTTTCTCAATAAGAAAAGGAAAGAAAAGTCATTATGTTAGATGAACTTACACCCCACATTGATGAAGCTGCCAAACAACTTCAGGAGATGCTTGAAGAAGATGAGCAGAAATTGATGGAACTACTTGATGAACGCTCAATTGAATCATTCGCATTACAAGAGGTAATGAAGCACGGAAACCACAAGCAGATAACAAAGTTCAGGAAAAGAATAGCTGCTATTGACAGGCGTATTGTTGAACTTGAAGGTCTTGATGTTCATTTGTCCGATGATATGTCCGATTACGAAAAGGCAGAGTATCTAATCAAAAAAGGGTTTGATATTCGCTTCGCTGGTGTTAAAGGCACTTGGAACTATGAAGTTTTTATCTGCTCGTGGCATGGAACTACAAACCACCCGTACGGGAAAGGTGTATCTATTAACCTCAATGTGTCCGACTTTGAAATGAAAACACTTGAGAAAATCCGTGATGAACTCAAATAAATTACTCGCTCTTGATTTATTTTGTGGTGGTGGTGGTGCTGCTATCGGTCTGATGCAAGCTGGATTTGAAGTGGTTGGTATAGATAATAAAATGCATAAACATTATCCAGGCAACTTCATTTTAGGTGATGCTCTCAATCCGCCAGTAAAGTTATCAGATTTTGATCTCGTTTGGGCATCACCACCATGTCAGTTATTCTCTAAAGGGACTGGATCGCAGAGAAACCGAGAGAAATATAAAGATATGAATTTCATACCACAAACGCGAGATTTATTGCTCCCACACCCAATCACAATTATTGAGAATGTGCCACAAGCACCCATCCGCCCAGACCTAATCCTAACTGGTCAGGCTTTTGCTGGCACATTAGGACTTCATAGGTTGTGGCGAAGGCGGCATTTTGAGTTATCGTTTTGGTGCTGGGGACTCCCTCTTGGGAACACACCGAGCAGTTGCATCACGGTGACAAAATCAATGTGTAGCAACACACATTTTTACAGAAGAAAGCGTATGGGACTGAAAGGGAGACCTCCATTGTGGAAATCAAAATGGGTTATGGGTATTCCTTTCAAATATCAATTTACATATTCTGAAGTGGGTGAGGCTGTGCCACCACCCTATTCAAAATACATTGCTCAACAAGCAATACCGCAGATAAGGAGAGAAAATGTCTAAAAGTTCCAAACGAATGAGAGTAACAAGAACGCGTAAAAAGATGATGGCGACAAACCTGATATTTTTGAGAAAACAGAAAAATGTCACCAATGTTGAAATTTCAAAAAAGACAGGGTTGAGTGAAAGTGCTTTGTCGAGATGGGAAAATGCTAAAAGGTTTCCCAGCTATGAATCACTCTTGATCTTGTCTGAATACTATCAAATACCGATTGCTTATTTTGACCAAGATATTACCAAGATCAAACTCTAATAATGTAGGAGATACATACTATGAATAACTATGTGCCAATTAATGATGATGAAGCATACTCTTTCAAAGAGATGTGTCACGTGATTCGGAGAGTAATAACAGCGTTATCCTGTGAGTTTCCCGATAACGTACAAGAAACAATTTATCCAGGCTCAGACCTATTCTTTCTTGTGAACGACTTGCTCGGATATGTCAACGACAGAATCGAAGGGCAGTTTACGATGCGTCAGGGATCAGGAAAGTTTTGGAAACATTACGAATTCAAATACAATGAGAAAACACGCACTCATAAACGCGCGATGAAATCAAATTTAGTATCTCTCGCCAAGTCAGCGATAAAAATTGAAGAATTCACTGGTAAACTTCCACTTTTCGCAAATAGAGAAGATGTAAAAGAAATGATTGAGAGAGTAAAATCTAATCAGGACATCTTTGAACGCGAGCGAGAGGAAGCATCTCAAGAAATCAATCCAGACTATGAAAGTGTGGATAACTGGTTAGAAGGAGATGGCGGGTGAAATTCTCAAATATGAGGTATGGAACTTATGATGAGAAGGAACTACAGAAACTTGCAAAAATTAATGCTTCAGGACTTACAATGCAAGTTTATCTGTTTATCAAGCTCAACATTGAGGTTGATAATGGCTCAATCAAAAGAAAGATTGGCGAGGATATTATGAACTATACGTCTATCGCTAAAAGGCTTGGAGCATCAAAATCGGGTGTGAAGCGAGCGGTAGATACACTCAATGAACATGGATTATTGGAAACACACGTCCTTGAGCAAATCGTTGGAAATGTTGTTTTCGTAAAACATTTCAAGAACGGGCAGGAATAAACATTTTCACAATATGGCATTGATGTTGACATTTCGCAACAGCGTTGACATTTCGCAACTCTGGAAGGGGGTGTTGAAATTTCGCACATATATACACATTTCGCAACGCAAAACCCTGTTAGCGTTGAAATTTCGCACATATATACACATTTCGCAACCCTAAAGATTTTTCCCAACACCGATTAGAGCAGTCGTGGACTGGTGCGGGGGCAATTCGTCAATTTCACCCCCTTGTACAACTCTTAAACAACAAGATTAAACAACTATGAAACAAGGAATCAGCAATTTAAATTTTTAATTTCAAAAGAGGTAAATTATGGCTCATTTTCGTCCATTAACAGAAGATGGAAAAAAAAAAATAGGACATATTTTTGACAATCCTGAACTTATTCCATTACGACAGTATACTCCCGTTTCAGCAAACATTGCTGGCGAACAAAAATTGATGTGGCTCGTTGACTGGGAGTCATTGTCTGAGACTGAACAACAAAAGGTGCTTTGGTATATGTCAGAGAAGCACGGAGAACCGAACCTTGATGTCATACGAGAAGAAATAGAAAAATTGGCTTATTTCCCAATTCAATACGAATGGATGCTTGAGTCGTATGATATGCGTCATTTTATGTGAGGTGGACAATGAAAACAACTAACTGCAAAGGTTGTAAGAAACCTATTTACTGGGATTTCAAATTCGGTAAACGACATCCGTTCAATGTTGACGGCACATCACATTTTGACACTTGCTCTGCAGCAGATAGTTTCCGATCGCAAGGCAAGTGGAAATATGTAATGCCAAGAACTCTTGATCCTAAAGTAAGAGAGGAATGGATACATCGCAACCAAACGCAAATGAACACTACAATCAACTGGAATGAGGCAAAGTATCACCAAATTCCTGATAAACATTTAGCAACTCTACTTGAGGAACTTGAACAAAGAGGAGGGCCGTTTCCATACGGTTTGTGTTACCCTGATTTACATTTCTCACATTGTGTTATTAAAGATGGCAAGATATTTGCTGTCATTACGAGCCAGTATGTATTCAATAAAATATATGAATACATACACGGTGAGACACCCGCCAAAGAAGTTTGTATCATCAATTACAAACTGGTGACAATCGACATCATTCCTGCGGACAAATGGGAACAGCACATACGAGATGAAGACGAGCAAAGAATGAAAAAACTAAAAAAGGAACATCCAGAGCGGTGGTCACGGATTTATGAATAATTTACTTGTAGCAAATAATCTTGATGTGTTAGTAAATATGTCGGACGAGAGTGTAGACCTAATATGCACAGACCCACCGTTCAACACAGGACGGATTCAAAATAGGGCGTTGCTGTCTTGGAGACAACCAAGCGGAGTCACATATCAAGATGATTTTCTCGAAACTGGAGACTATACTAACGATAAGTCTAAATGGTTTGATGCTGTTGAAGCATTTCACAAAAAATATGAAGATGATGAGTTCTATTTCCTACATCATTTTTGTAGTCCGAAGGAACTATTTTATTTTATGCAAATGATACCAACTGTCCGTGAGTTGTATCGTGTACTCAAATGGGGCGGTGGGTTTTATTGGCACATTGATTACAGAACAACGCACGTGTGGCGTATTATACTCAATAAAATCTTCAAAGATAAAGGTGCGTTCAACTCTGAAATTATTTGGCACTATCCAAATAAAATACCAATGCCATGTACAAAACGACGGTTCACAGTCAATCACAATACTATTCTATTCTATACAAAGTATGTTCAACACAACGATGAAGCGTTACACAATCTCAAACTTGAATGTGAGAAAGGAACGCTCATGAGACAACGAACGGTGTGGACAATTGAATTTGTCAAATCAAAAGAGCGAGTTGATTATCCAACTCAAAAGCCACTCGCATTATATGCGAGAATGATCAGGTCATCTTCTGCGGAAAATGACCTTGTATTAGACCCGTTCTGTGGTAGCGGCACAACAATCATCGCAGCTGATATGCTCAACCGTAGATATATTGGCATTGATGAAAAGCCAGAAGCTATAGAACTCTGTAAGGAACGACTAAACCTACAACAAATCAAAATGTTTTAATGAGGAGATATAATGAATTCAAGACCTGAAACAGCCAAATTAGTTTATGTTGCCTCACCATACACACACAAAGACGAGGCAGTCCAAGAGCAACGCTACCAAGAAATCACAAACATCACAAGAAAGATTATTAACGCATTTGTTGATGTTGTGCCGTACACACCAATCACCTACACACACGTTCTCGCACAAGAACTTGAGCGAGAAGTAAATTGGATACACTTTGATATGACATTCTTATTTTGTTGTGATGCTCTGCTTGTCGTTCAAATGGACGGCTGGAAAGAGTCAGTTGGCGTTCAAGAAGAAATCAAGAAAGCGAAAGATATGAACATTCACACAATGTATGCTAAACCACATCAAGTATTAGAATTACTTGATCAATATAGAAAATCACACAATGCCAATGTGTAGCGTCAAACTGAAAATGTATACCTGTGGTTTAATTTAGTCATAGTCTATGTTTGTCAGGTATTATCAAAAATGTTTTGACAAACACTCTAAAATTGGTGTAAAATAGGTCAAATACATCACTAATTGCAAAAAAAAGGAATAAACAATGAAACTCTCAAATGAATTGATTGAGACCTATTGTGCGGGCATTGAGAAAGGTCTCAGCTATGAAGGTGCTTGCGGTGCTTCAGGTATTCATCGGACATCTCGCATTCGCTGGCGTGATAATGCCCAGCGTGTGATTGAGAACCTCGACGACGGCACTTGGAAAGAGAATGAGTTGTCCACTTACGATGAGTTGTGTGTTGTGTTCTATCATCGTGATAATGAAGCACAAGCAAAGGTTGAAGAACGAATGATCGCACGCATTCAGACCGCGGCAGATGACGGCACTTGGCAAGCTGCTGCTTGGTTCTTGGAGAGACGCTATCCTGAACGCTACGGACGCTATCGCAAACAAGTTCAAGATGTAGTTGAAGATGTTGACACGCCCGTGTCAGTAGATGTTGACAAGGTTGCGATTGCTCGTAATCGTGTCAAACAAAATCTTGAGAAAGTCAAAGGTGCGGGCGATAGTGTTATATAAATGTTATTATACAACACTATTTTTGGCTATGGATTGGTGAAAAACAATGATAAGAGTTTATTTTGATAGAATTGTTCACTACCAAACTGCGTGGGAACTAAACAACATTGATAGCGGTTTCTTTGCTGATACCGAGCGTGGTGTTTGCTCGTCTTGGTATGGATTGCCTGAACACGGGCTAACTCCACCTTCCGCAGAAGCACTGTTCAAAGTAGCACAAGAGAACAACACAACGATTGCCGATATGCTTGGACTGCCTGTAAAGGTGTTCACTGGTAAAGTCCAAAAAGGCGAACCGATACACTTTAGAAAATGATAGAAGCACAAATACTTATGACCCTCAACGACAAGGATAGAGACAACCAGTTTATCCTTATCGCCCGTGATTTACAATGTCTACAGTTCTACCAAGTGGCGTTGATTGACGCTTATGTATCAATGAGTGATTACTTGCCAGAGTATCCTCGCCTGGTAATCCCTGTGGAGTATTCAAGTCAAGATGTAGTGTTTCAGGACACATTCTTTCTTTCCGCAGAGAGTGTTGGTACACCGAATGCTATCATCTTTTGTAATGAATTGCTGAAGGACTTCTTTGGCGTAGCGACCGGTGTATTCTCTGAAGCAGACATCATAACGAGGATATGTGAGTCTATCAACTTGAGAACACTTCAGAATGAACACTCACTCCAACTGATAGGTGTTTATGTGCCATTGCCCGAACCACCAGAACAACCCGTGCAAGCCCCCATTCCGCAACCTGATAAAGAGGTTGACAACCCCGATTTAGAACAAGAGTAATTTTTTACTTGACAAACATATTTTCTTGTTTTACACTAATTATCATATAATTTCAAGAAGGAGAAATTAAATGAAGAACCGTAGGACTGACCCCGAATTTGATGATGATTTGGACACCGTCGATGACGCTGACCCCGATGATTCTGATGATTTGGACACTCCCGATTCTGATGATTCGGACACCGTCGATGACGCTGACCCCGATGATGATGACGAGCCAGATGATGAAGGATACACCAAAGCAGAACGTAAGGAATTAGAGGAGATAGAAGCTGAATACCGAGACAGGAAAAAATCAGCTGATGATAAAATCTCTCAAGACGGCAGACGCATACGAGAACTTGAGGAAGAAAACGAACGCCTCAAAGCTCGTAAGCAAGGGGATGATCAAGATGATCAAACAAGCCGTAGAACCCGTCGTAACACTGATGAGCCTGACGATGACGATAATACATTTGATTTAGAGGATGTCGACTTCTCAGACATTGATATGACAAAACTTGATCCGAATGCTCGCAAGGCATTTGAGCGTATGTATGACGCTACAAGTAGGACTGTCAAACATTCAAAGTCTGTTGAACAACAGTTGAGAGCATCCGAAGCGGAGAACAGAAGATTGAAAGCAGACGATGATCGCTACCAGCAGTATGCAACTACTTATGGACTAAATCGCGAGCAATACGATCAGTATCGTGAGAAGATGGATTCTGGTGATGAGATCGGCGCGCACAAAATCTTGACTATCCATTCATCTGCACACCGTCGGAGACAGGAACGCAGTGCTACCCTTTCTGATGACAGCGGTTATATTCCTAATGGTTCGCCTGACTCACCGCCGACTTCAAGGCGTAAATCATTAAGGGACACACTCCAAGATAAGTTTGACAACGCTAAATCCGAGAAAGAGCGGGATGCGGTGGCAAACGAGATATGGGAAACCTTTGATGCTAATATCGCTGAGGAGATGACGTTACCTTCACCCGTTTCATAATTTACAATTAGACCACTGGGATGCAGGCAGAGACTTACAGCTCTGCTTGCTTCCGTCTGTAAGCTTGGTTATTCAATCCTATTAGGAGAACAAACAATGGCATTGAATAGTCTTGCCAAATATACCATCGCGAATGGTGCGCGTGATCTGAATGAAGATATTCACACAATCGGCACACCAACGTGGACTATGTTTGATCGTGATGAAAACATGATGGTCGAGCCTGGTGACGTAGCGAGTGGTTCGGTTTTACATAAGGACGAGATGTTCCAGCTTGGTGATCCTGGCTCACGGGACACAATCGGTGACGAGTTTCTCGATCCTTACGAACATTTTGAGTTACCTTGGGCGTATTCTCTCACTTACCTAAACCTTGCAGCACGCGAAATTCAGCGAAACTTGGGAAGGTTTCAGATTTCAGATTTAGAACAACGTAATGATGTGCTGCGGAATGTGCCTTCGGGTTCGCGTAACACGCTTGTCAATATGCTTGCACCTCGTTTTCGCAACATGCGAAGAACGTTGATCAAAAATTGTGCGAGGCATTTTTTCAATCACCTCACTGACGAGGAAGGTCGTGAAAGTCCACAAGGGATTGACATCATCACACAACCTGACACAGAATATGCTAATCTTTCATATAACGAATTGGAGATAGCAGACTGGAAGTCAGCGTTGATGGGAATATTCCCATATCTGTGGAATCCTCTACATAAGCATCTTACTCGTGACATTTCACTTCAAGATTATATTGCTGCTGGCGATGACATTGCTGCTATGGAACAGATGGCAGAGAAACCGATGAGTAATCGTCCGTGGACAATCTTTCTGATGAGTAGAAATCGTTATACGCAAACGTTGGAATGGCCCACAATGGCTGCAGAGTTTGCTGATCAAGGCGGAGATACTGGTTCATCCCAACGCAGACGTAATAGTGCTTCTGATGTTGAGTTAGGTGCTACAGATCAATTTGTCCATAGGCGTTTACGCTTGAAGTTTTACACTGATCCAACTTTCACGGATGACAAAACAGTTTATTTTTGGAAGCAAGGTGTTGTCAAGAAACGTATGCAGTATAAGCATGGATTTCCTGATTTGCTTGACATTACTCGCTCTTGGAATCAAAAGATTCTGAAGGTGACCGCTGAAATAGAATATCAGTATCTATGTACTCAGCGTTGTTCAACTGGACGCATTACCACGACTCAAGGTCTTGGTGCATAAGGAGATATACGATGATTCAAATAGCAGACCTCGGACGTGGACTTCCTGACGAATTTTACGAGGGTTTATATCAGCTCCACGACAGCGCCCCAAATGGCTCAGTTGTTGGATCGCTGGTAAAGGATTATAATCGTTTCGCTGCTTACCGTTTATGTCGTTTTAGTGCTGCATCAACGAAAGGTGTAGGTCAACTTTGGGACACATCTCGCAAAAAGTTTCAAGCAACGACTGCAGATGGTGGTTCAAGTGGGCAGCAAGAATTGACTCTCACAGTAGAATCTACTGATACTGTGGCAAAAGATGACTTTGCTCGCGGAATTCTCTTGGTGACATCGGGTCCTGGTGCTGGTCAACGTTTCTATATTTATTCAAATGAAGCGAAAGACGCGTCACACAAAGTAAAAGTGATGTTAGATCGACCCATCAAATTTTCATTTGCTGCTTCAAATACTGTGATGATGATTGGTCATAAATATATGAATTGTGTGGTTGGCACTGCTGGGGCTTCTATTGCCGTTGGTGCATCTCAGGTTGAGACAATCACGTCAGGCAAATATGGATGGCTGCAATCATGGGGCATCGGTCCTGGTATATCATCTACGGCTGTTGATGGTAGTGATAGTGGTGGGACAGATCTTCAAGATGGTACACCATTTATCCAAGCGGCTGATGGTGAATTGGCATTAATGCCTGATATTGTTGAGAGTGGTTCATCTACAATTAATCCCAAACCAGTTGTCGCTCATCTGATCAAAGAAGGTCAAGACCTCACTGATAGTGGTATTATGCCAGTTGAGTGGACAATTCCCACAGAAATGTAAAGTAAAGAGGATATAGGGGACACATTTTGTCCCCTATAATTTTAATTATGGCAGTTACAAATTTTGGTCATAGTAGACCAACTCGTGGTCGTATTGGCAAAGTAACGACACAAGAGATTGTGTCGGCAGATACGAATGAAGAAGCAGCGGAAAAAATAATTGGTAGTTTAGCATCTGTAATGGTGGCAGAGAATGTTACTGAAGATTGGAGATTTGACACAGGTATAACGGGTTGGAAAATTCATTGTTTAGGTAGAAATTGCTTTGTTCACTATGCTTATGAAAAAGATCACTTGAAGGTTATTGGTTCTGGTGCTACAAGGCAACTTCAACATATTGGTGGTTCATTTGATTTTGAAGAAGCTGGGCAAATCAATATCACACATCCACTTATGTATGATGAGGCAAACGGTAAACACATTCTATATAATATCTTTTTTTGTGCTACAAATTCAAATAATAATTTACAAGATACAACATTCGCTATTGAATTGTATCAAGCACCAGGCACATAGGGGACATAGTATGGCAACAACAGCACGTCAAATGAAGAATGGATTGCGGCGTAGAATGGGTGAACCGCTTGAGGGGACTTGGGGAAAATACAAGTATCAAGAAAATCGTGAAAACGAACTTTATGATGAACTTCTTGAAGCGTTGAATGATGCTCAATATCAAGTTTCATTACTGATTTACAATCCCGAGACCTATCCACTTATTCGATTAGACTCCGAAATTCCTGTTATATCTGGTCAAAACATATATGCTTTGGAAGAAGATTTTATCGCTGTTGAGGAGTTGCGTTATGTTCGGGGTTCTCAAACCTATCCAATGAAACGCAGCACAATCAAATCGGTGCGTGGACATATTGATAGACCGATTTCTGGTGGGGTGATTCAGTATTATGATTATCAAGGTATGACTTCAGTTTACATTTCGGAAGGTGCTGTTGAGGAGAGCAACGAGAACATTTTGATAGATGCGAATGGGGATTTCTCTCGCGTGCGCGTTGGCGATATTGTCCACAATATCACAGATGATTCTCAAGGCGAGGTTGTTTCATTTGAATCTGGGCGTGTTGTAGTAGATGGATTGCAGGGGGGGCGAAGCAATGCGTTTGTTCGTAATGATTCTTATGGTATTGCAACTCAAGAGGAAAATCGGTGGGCATTGCAAACCTATCCTCGCGTAACAACAACCGACAAGATAATCTATAATGGCGAGCCTGATAATTTCATGGTCAATGCTGATGATGTGGTGAATACTCGCGGTATGAGTATAAAAATAAATGAGGTGCCGTCGGATTATGAAGATGACGAGGTGATTTTATTTCGTGTATTTGAAGATGGTATGCTTGTGATGAACGCTTTCGGTCCCAGTGAGATTGGTCGCGATGGTATTCGTGAAGGTTGGAATCCTTTGAAAATCAGTGATACAGGATACAATTTTCCTGTCCAGTTTAAACAGAACATTCCCTATCAGGTGCAAGCAGTTCGTGATGATGGTTCAGTATTTCCGATTTCTCAAGTGCGTTTATCTACGCAGCGTCGTGACCGAATGCTTAACACTTATGCTCGCACTCCTCGCAAGTTGAAAAACGATCAAACTATTTGTGAGTTCCCCAACGAATATCTTGAGGCAGTTTATTCTCGCGGTAAAATATACCTGCATGATAAATTAAACCCTGAGGGTGTTTCTCCGCAGTTAGATGCCAGATTTGAAAGAGACATCACTAATATCAAAATGAACCTCAGCTCTCGCGATGAAAGTGGAATTGTTGACATTGATTTAGACGGAGATTACATAGATTATGTTAGTGATCCGCAATGGGTTCGACTCAGATGAGCTTTCTGATGAGCAGATAGAATTTCTCTCTGATCTTATTGAACTCCTTCTCGCTCGCGATCCTATAATACTTGAAGATATAGATGTATTTGAAGCGATTCTTAATAATTTCTTTAAAGTGCAGCTATACGGTGGTAACGAGTTTGGTCCCCTCATACTGACACCTGGTCAAAAATTGTTATTGATGCAGTTTTTTGCGATGATTCGTGCGGGACTTCCAGTTCGCATTATTATCTTGAAAGCCCGTCAATTGGGGATTTCTTGTCTAATAGCTGCGATTTTGACGGTTCTAATGTTCATGAAGCCTCACTTGAGATGTGCTGTCGCCGCACATGAGAAAGAGGGTTCATCAGAACATATCTATGAGTATTATTTGACATTTCTACAAATGTTGCCAAAAGAGTTGCAGTCTCTCGCAAAGAAAAGAAATGAAAGGGGTGGACACAGGCTGCTCGCGACAAATTCATTTCTGGCTTGTGAACACGAAAAAGAGATACGTGGACGGGCGATGGATTATCTTCATCTCTCTGAAGCTGCGTATTACAAAGACCTGCCAAAGTTTATGGGTGCGATTTCACCTACAATTCCCGAAGTAGCAAATTCAGGTATTTTTATGGAAACCACAGCTCAAGCCTACGATGATGATTTTCATAGGCGTTGGCAACGAGCAGAGGAAGGCGATGATATATTCCAATCATTATTTCTCGCGTGGTATCTACATCCGAACTACTGGCATGAATTTGAGAATGAAAAAGAAAAACGTGAATTTCAGATGAGTGTTACACAAAATGAGCATCCGCGCTGGGGAAACGAACAAGAACTGCTAAATCTTGATGGGGTTTCTGTTGGTGATACTCACTATAAGATTGAACTTGAAAATTTGAAGTGGCGAAGATGGAAACTCAACTCAATCACACTTTTGGATTTCTACAGAGAGTATCCATCAACTGCGGAAGAAGCATTTTTACACACTGATAAAAATGTGTTTGATCCGATTGTTTTGAAGTGGTATCATGAAAAAGATGTCAGTGATCCAATTCTCGAAGGGGAAATGGACATTGACAAACCCGCATTTGAGGACAAATCGCCATTATTTTTGAATGTAAAACCTGGCATCATCAGGGTGAAAGAAGAACCCGATCCAGACGGTGATTATGTGTTAGGTGTTGATACCAGTCGTGGTAAAGATAGTTATTGTTCTCTCCAGGTCATAAAACGCAATCCATTCAAACAGGTAGCAGTATTGCGTGGATATGAGTCTCGCAACCTCATTCCCGTTCAGTTCGCAGAGCAAGCGTTCATGCTTTGGAAATGGTATAACGAGGGATTTTGGGTTATTGAGAATAACGATGCTGGTATTACCGTGATTGATTCGTTGCTTCGCTGGGGCGCGCACAGTATCCTAACACATGATGCGATATTCCCAAATTCAGGAGATACCAACAAAGACTATGGTTGGAACAACAATCCGAGAACGCACATAGACATGGTTGAAAAAATGCGGTATCAGATACTCAACAAAACAATTCGGTTATTTGACATTGAAACCATTCGTGAAATGAACCAGTATATTTGGAAAAAAACTGAAGGTACTGGTGTGAGTGAGGGTAATGTCCGGGCGATGGCAAAACGAAAGGGTCAAACTCGCAAGCCTGGAGATAGCGAGTTAGGTTTCTACGATGATAGGGTTATCGCTCTTGGCAGTGCAATTTTAGGACATCTCGCATTATCTGATCCCAAAACTGCTCGCGAAAAACGGATTGAACAGGAACAGACAGATCATGCGATTTTATATCCTGAACAACATGAGCAACATGGTGGCTTGGGGTTCGGTTTTGACGCTTTTGAAGGATTAGGTATAAACCTTGATGAATTTTAACATCTTATAGGGAAAGGGAGTCAACCCCTCATCTTTCCCTACCAACTCTGAGTAAGACCATTTACTCCCCAATTGTCTTACTCAGGGCCGGGGTGAAAAATGACGATAAAAGAATATGAAGACATGGATTTACCTGTTGACTGGGGGATCATGCTCTACGACTATCCACCTGACACCGATAGAGAGGACATGGAGTTAGATGTCCGCAGCACCGCTCCCGACGGCACATACGACATCGTGATGCGTAATCACAACCCCTTCAACTCTTATGTGAAAGAGAATGGAGTGGTTGTGAAAGGTAGTGAGTTTGACTTATCACCTACCACAGAGACCATAGACAAACTGATCAAGAAGTGTAACGAAGATTCAGTGTATCCTATGGGTGTTGCTGTGCAAGAAGATAACGGTGAAACAAAAGAGCGAAAACAGACGGTAACAGGTATCTGGTATAATCCGATTGGCAAATACTTTAGATTAGAGGTCAATCACTATTAACGAAAATGATAATAAGATGGCAACACCGATAAAAGCGAGTGAATTGCGATATGGTCTTGAAGCGTCTGCTGGCTTTCAAGGTAATCGCCTCGCACCTTACAAACTTGTGAATGTTGAGATCAACAACGAAGGTCGCTCTGTTCTGCGGAAAGGATATATCTCCAGTTCCCAGCGATTTGAAGGGACTCGTGGTCAGTTGGTTGTTGCTCATTTTGTAGGTGATAGACATTACGACGGCGTATCACGCTACAAACGCATAGATACGCAAGCCACATACGCTCTGTTTGGTAGAAGACTATTTATCGCTGATCCCAGTCAATCCTCACGAAATGGGTGGTTCGACGCCGATTCAAATACTGAATATGATTGGGAACTACCACAACCCGAATCAGCTCCCAACCTTTCTTTAGTTATTAGTCGTCAGGGTGTAACTGGTATTGTAGCAGTTCAACTTGATCCTACTCGTTTCAATGAAGATGGTGGATCAGTTCGGATTGCTTGTGCTACAAACAGCAGAGTTCGCGTTCAGATTTTCAACTCTGCTGGCATTTTGGTAAGAACACTTTTACCTAATGAAAACCCTGAAGCTGTAGAAGGACATGAAGGATTTTACACTCTACCGACTGGCAACAGCGAATTTGTTTGGGATGGTAATAACGATGTAGGTGAGCAAGTTGCTCAAGCTGGTTATTTTCCGTCAGTATCCTATTTGGATAGTGATGACGAAGCACAAGTTTTTGATGTTCAAGAAGTCACCCTTATAGATGATCTCGATGAAGAAGAAGAATTCGTAGAAGACATCATTGACGGTGGGGATTTGATAGAAGGTCAAGGTTTTAGACGTGGTATTTATGCGATTTGTTATACCTATGCTTCCAGCAAGCATGGAATTGAATCACCACCCTCACCGATTTCTCAAATCCGAGTTGTAGCATCTACAAATTTGAACTTGCCAACCAGAACCGATGCAACAATAAACATTACTGGCTATTCTGAAGACATTCCAACTTGGTGTGATCAAATTCGATTTTATGCCAAGCGTTTGGGCAGTAGAACTAATGTCAAAGAGCCTAAAGACATTCCCTTTGATTTCACATACATCAACGCTGCAAAGCGATTGAGTTTGAGTTTTACGATACCTTCAACTTTCTCATGGACTGATGAGCGTCCCGCAGACCCTTTCGACTACCTGCGGACAAAGGAATTTCACACCGAACCAGACCAACGAGGCTTGCGTCATATTCTGGCTTATGCGGGCAGAATTTGGGGTTATGATGCAGATTTGCACGTAATCCGATTTAGTTATATTGATCGTCCTGAAGTAATGCCCTATGACGATCACAGGTTGCCTCACGCAATTCGCATACTGGGAAGTTGGAATGCTCGCGTGCAAGCGATGCACGTTATTCCACCAAGCGGGGGCATCTACGTCTTTTTCCCTCACGCGATAAGGACAATAAAAGGACAACAGATTATCACGGGTATTTTCCAGTTAGAAATTAGTCCAGAAACTGATATTGACGCTTCTGGTGGGATCAATGGAAAAGGCACTCGCTCACCTCATAGTATCGTTTCCTTTGGTTCTATGACATTTTATCTTGACACTGATCGCAGAGTTTATTCTCTCGGTGGTGACCACGCCCTACAAACAGAAGAAATGTCTTTGAGCATTCAACCTTTTTTAGATGAAGCCACTGATGATGAAATTAGGGCAGCACGTGCAGAAATATGGCAATCTCGTTATCATCTCATGCTCGGTGATCGCACATACATTCTTGATTTACAAAGAAACTATTGGACAATTTGGGATGTAGCCATAACTTCAATCTTACATAGCGTCGGGGGTGATGGTGATGAAGATATTTTATACGCTCTTGTTGACAATCAAGTTGTAGAATTGTATAACGGAGAAGCTTCTGATGAAACAGAATGGTTGTGGGTAACAAACTATGTGGAATTACCTCGCTATTCTCGCGTTTCTGAAGTTGTTTTGGCACATCCAGAAGATAGCCCGCAGACCGTAGAAATGCGGGTAGAAACAGAACGAGGGATGTCAGATTGGAAAGAATATTCAGTTTCTGCGGGAAACAAATTCAGGCTTGGCACATTCGTTCAAGCTGATGTTCGAGTTCGGGTTCATATCAAAGGAACTGAAGAAATACCGAGATTTAATGATTTATATATAGGAGTAAATTAATGCATAAAAATCAAGAATCAGGAATGATGTGGTCATTCAAAGAACAGCGTTATGTTTCTGCTGACGAGTATTGGGACATTGACGGGGATTGTCGATTGACTCTTGATGAACAGATAATGTCTAAATTAGCGTCTATGAATGATGAAGTTCAAACAATGCACAATATCAGCAGTTGTCCCGGAGACTTCTGGGGCGAAATTTAATATTAAGGAGAATTAACTTTTATGGCGGCTTCAAATGACAATGGGCAAGCAGTAGCAGATTTTACTGTAACTGTTATAAATTCAATATTGGAAAATCAAGCTTTAAATCCTAATGTGATTGATGAAGTTAATTCACTTGTTGCACGATTTAATCCTGCAATAACTGGTGGCAGCCTCACAAACAAATTAACCCGAGCAGCTAATCAGATGGACTCTAATTTTCAAGAGGCAATGTCATCTGGATCATCTGATGCTCTTCGAACTGTATGGGTATTTTTAGTAGCATATCATCATACCTCTTTACCACCATCTGAAACAGATGATGAAGGTAGGAATTACTTCATTATAACAAGACGTGATGGAACTACTCTAAATTTTTATCCTACTAACGCTGACTGTCCACCGTGGAATGAGCATTAGGAGACATTAGGAATGTTTAAAGGGATTGTTTATGGGACATATTTTGTTATAATCATTTTTGTCATATATTCTATTTTTTTGAAATAATGAAAAAGCGAATACTTGTTGTAGGTTGTTTTGATCTTTACCATTTAGGACATTGCGATTTATATGAACAGGCTTCTAAATTAGGCACACACTTGACAGTCGGTGTTGCGAGTGACAATATCTTGAGAGCTTACAAGAAACGTGAACCGATATTTCCTGCTGAGCATCGCAAGAAAATTATTGAATCTAATCGTCACGTGAATAAGGTTCATATTTACGGATTAAAATGTCCTGATCCTGCAAATGTTCCAATAGAAGTGTGTATTGAACACAACGACTTGGCACAAATAGAACTTATTGATAAGGTTCGTCCTCATATCTTGGCACAAGGACAAGATAAAACTTGTCCACTTGAAGGTGTTTTGGAAAAATATGGTATTCAAAGAGTGTTATTAGAAAGACTCAGTGAACAGTATATTTCTACATCAGGATACCTCAAGAAAATAGGAATGCTGTATGAAGAAAGTATTGATACTTGACATCGGCTGCTCGTATACGAAAGGCTATCTATTTGATGCATCGTTGCACCTAATTGCTGATTACAAAGTGCCTACGGACATTCGGTCTGCTGAGAAACTGAAAGCATGCGTACGAGAAGTTATCTCTCACTTTGATAAGTTTCGTTATGAGGCTATATTCCCTATCAGTTTCGGTGAGAGCATCATTTACGATAACGTTGTTTACAGTCCGAGATACGCTTTGACACCAGTGCGTGAAAACTTCTATCAGATAACAGGCACACCAACACATATAGATCGTGACATCGGTTCTGTTTTTCAAACGCTACTGACTTTCAATTACTATGATTTATTAACTGTTTTACCTGTTTCCACATATATTGCGAGTGAACTCTGTGATGTATCTATCGATACATGGGAGTTAACACACGCAGCGAATAGCGGTCTCTTTAATCTGAGACAACGGGAATGGGCAATGCAAGTGTTTGATACCTACAAAGCCAGTTATCTGCCGTGTTTTAACACATTGCCGTTTTCAGATAAGTTTATCAGTCCAAGCACGATTGTTGGCAAAACAAAAGAGGGTGTAAGAGTGTTTGCTGGTGGGCATGATCATAGTTGTATTTCTGTCTTTGATCCCAAACCTATTATCATTGCTGGTACATGGTTAGTGATTAGTTACCCTGAGATTGATTTCATACCAAGCGAATTGGAAGCACTTGCTGGTGTGCGTTGGACGATTACGGCAAACGGTGGTTTTCATAAACAGATGGTAATGAAAGTTTCTAATCCGATAACACAGCAGGATATGCTTTCTATTCTCAAGGCTCTTGATGTTATGAAAGTGCCTCATGATGAACAGATTCTTGTCATCGGTGGTTATGGTAAATCGCTTGCACCCCAACTCAATGAACTGACTGACCGAGACATTGTATCACATGTCAATTCTGAAACATATCAACATCAACAAACAGCGAAATACGCTGTTAGAGCATTGGAGTTATCATGATAGATAAAGTTTATATATTCACAATAGACCGTGCACGCGATCGGATGCTAATCTGTTTGGGTGGATTATTTACGATGGGTGTTCCGATAGATCGTATAGAGATTTTCTATGGTGCTGATTTTGAGGATTATGGCAACATCAACGATCTTTGTGATGCTGCCATCGCAGATGGATTCCCATCATTTGAAAATGTGAACAAAAACGAATCGCAAAGTTGGACTTTCAGATGTGTTGCACAGCAATGGGCATACATGCATCTCTGGCGAAAGATCAAAGAAAATGGTGAATGTGCGATGATCATTCATGACGATGTGTTGTTGCGTATGAAGTTTGATAGGTATGAACACATTACAGGTAGATTAGATGGATTTGATGAAGAATGGCGTTTGTTAAACTTATTATCTTATACCAGCCTCAAAGATTGGAATAGAGATGGCTATGGTAATTTCAATCACATGATCTTCAAAGGCATTACCAATCACAACTATGATCAGGCAATAATTATTACCCCACGATTTGTCGACTGGATCATGGCATCGCCTTATGCAGACGAATTTACTGGACTGGACACTTTCTTTGTTGAGATAGAGTCTGATCCAAGATTTTCTAAGTGGAAAGATGTGGAAGGTATTTGGACGTTACCCGAAGAACTTTCTGTGACGTATATCCCTCATTCGACCAGTATGACTACACATGCTAAAGGGTATGATGATTTTGGTGGTTTTAGAGGTTTTGAACATTTAAGTGTTTATCGGATGGGTGAACATGAACAACGTTGAACATAGAGCACATATATCACGATTGCCTGAAATAACAGAAAGTGTTTCAGATTGCTTTGATTATGAATATAAGAATACTATTGCAGTCGCTCTGCCTATTTTTCTCATAGATGCAAGCGACACTGCATGTCATAATCATGCTATGTGGGCTCGCGCATCTGTCTGGACAGCTTTAAAATATATCCAAGCAACTGACGCTATAGAAGAAGGTATTCCCACATATTTTCTGATTGGAGAAAAGAATGCCTCAGTCGTTATGGATATTTTTGACAAAGCGAATGTTCCTTTGCATTTACGTGTGATTTACTCTCAGCCTGAACCTATGCAATTTGCAGTAAAATGGGCTGGTATATTTGAGGAAGTTTTCAACGATTACGATTCATTACTTGTTTTAGATGTGGATTCTTATCCATTTTTAGGCAAAGAAAAATACAGACTTTTTCAAAAACTTCAACAACAAAATATGGAGGATAAAATTTACACAGCAAACCCACCATATTTAAAAGAAGATCGCCCACCTATATGGGCGATTGAACACATGGAACGTTATCTGAAAACTTACGACCAATTCTGGGATACTACAGAACAAATATATCCTGATAAAAAAATAAAAGATACAATGTTAGATAACACAAAAGAAAGCCCTGTGATTGGCGGATGGTTCGTTGGATTTCCAAAGAGTTTGCGAAACAATAAAGACTTTCACGATATGTTTTTCAAACTCGCAAAATATTCATCTTTAGAAACAACGATTTTAGAAATATTTCTTTTGGGAACATCTACACGATTACACGGGTTTGATCCCAAAACATTGTGGGTATATGAAGATTGGGATCATGAGTCCACACTATCACATATCTACACCACAAATGGATTTGATTGGGAAAAGGAATGGCATCAGGATTGTCTTGATGTGCTTTCTTCAGCATTCGGAAATACAACAATTGGAAGAAAAAGGGCGGAAGCAATATGCCAGCTATAGAAAAAGTCTTTATCCTGAACCTTGAAGATCAAGTGATGCGGGCAGGTATCACAATCGGTAATTTACTAACGCAGAATGTGCCAGAGGAAATAATCACACTTTATCCTGCCAAAGATGGACGCAACAAACCCCTGAAAGAGATTACGGAAGCTGCTGTTGCCGATGGTTTTGAGCATTTTGGTGAGTTTCATTACGCTGACGACTGGAAACATCCCAATATCGCCATTGAAGTCGCTATCATGTGGAGCTATCTTTCGCTTATTCGCACTATTCGCGATGAGATACAGACCTGTGCGTTGTTCATTCTCGATGATTGTATGTTGAACATTGATTTTTGGGATTTAGAAGCTGTGGCACATGCACTCTTGTATCAACATAAACAGGACATGAGGATTGTTCAGCTTGGTAGGTATACACCAGCAACACACAGATTTGAGAAACCTGTGCCTGTTACGCTGAAAGATACGCACCATGTATTTACACGCATCACACAAGAAATTGCATTTGGCGATTATGGCACACTTATTACACCTGCGGGGGCAACAATGCTGCTTGCAGAAGCAAAGTCTACTGGATATTGGTTGATGGAACAAGGTATCAAAAAAATGCAAGGAGATGGTGTCTATTCCTTGTATCCATCGGTAATACGGCATGAATGGTATAAAACGCATTGGTTGGAGAACTCAAGATGAACTATATGGTATCTTACGTCACATGCAAGAAATGGCACGACTATAACCTACATCAACGCCCTGAACATCAAGGCTTCGGTGGCGGTATGGCAGTCAAAACGCAACGCATTGTAGAAGCATTAGGTCAGCAATACTACACACAACTCACCGATGATCCAAATGATATTGATGCACCTGTTGTTTTGGTAGAGCCGTTGTGGTTCAAGTTGTATAACGAAGATGACAACGAGCATTGGGAGAAGATAACGGAGATCGGTAAGCTTAACAATCGGATGCTTATTCTCGTCTGTTCTGAATTTGAAGTGATGCGGTGGGAAGCAAAGTTTAGAGATGCTGTGCTAAACACTTTTGATAAAATCACCTGCAACTGCCAGTATCAAGCAAATATCTTTTCTTATTACGATATTACACCCGATGCTATCCTATGCGATCCAGTTCCAATGGACGTGTTTATGCCACCGCATGATCCAGTCAAAGAGAATTCCATCGTTGCTACGGGGCATGTTAGTTGGATCAAGAATGTTAAGGCAGTTATTGATGCTTTCAAGACATTCCAAGACAAAGGAATTTCAACAACTTATATCGGTTCTGCGGGCTTGTGGTCAAAACCTGATAAAAGTGATCCTTCAGTTCAGCTTGAAACTGAACTCAAAAGTGTAACAGACAATTTTTATCCGAGTTTATCTCAAATGGAAGTTGCACGCACTATGCAAAAAAACATGTTTGGGTTGTGGCTGGCAACGCATGAGTGTTTCGGTCAAGCATACGCTGAAATGATGGCAACAGGCTTACCTGTGATTGCTGGTAAACACGGATTGAAAGCAGAACGGCATTGCAGCACAAGTTCTGACGACATTGATCTGATGATAGCAGAAGAAGAAGAATACGCTGCTATCGCTACATGGAACAGAAAATGGGTGAAAGATAATGTCAGCTATGAAGCATTTCTAAAACAATTCACAGGAGTACTACGCTAATGATAGATAAAATCACATATTTTCAGCACAGACAATCTGATCTCATGAATGATTCTTATCTTGTTGGAATTAAACCAATTAAAGAACAGGTCAAAGATTCCTTGTTTGATGGACAGCGTGTTTTGGAAAGTCAGTTCTTGAATCAAATGCCACTGCTTATCTTGCACGTAGCAGAATCGCCTGCGGATGCTATCCACGTTGCGAACGACACATATCTGATTCCATCTGATATAATTGAAAATCTTGATGATATTGAATATTTTCTTGTAAACCAACCTTTTCTTAAAATGGTTGATAAAGACGTGTTGGAAATATACGAGTTTCTTTACAATATATCTGAAAGTCTCGTTAATGCGTGTAATGAGACTTTACTGATTGGTTGTGTTCAATGAAACCAATAAGGTTTAATAAGAAAAAAACACTGAACGGGCTGAAAACTGCTATCAGAATAAATTCAAATCCTAATCTTATTAGGTTAATGCCTGTCCGTGTTGGCAGATGGTTAATTGCAATAGATACGTCTGCTATAGATTATGATGATGATTCACCTTCAAGCACATATTAAGGTTTGACATGGCAATATGTGAATACGATTTTTACATTGATATTTCTGTGGGAGCGTTGTCTGAAGCAGACCCAGTTGAAGCCTATATTACGCCAATGCAACCGAATAGAATTGATGTGCAAATTGGTCAAGAATTTACTGCACGTGGAAAATATATTATAGGTGAACCGCCTTTTGTAGATGCACCGTTCAAGGTGAAATTTGAAGGAAATCAAGGACATATCGTGCCTCGCGGTGCGCGCGTCGTTAGTATTTCACCTGAATCACCGAATCTTGTGAATGTCGAAGCAGATGAGGAGCAAGATGTTGTTGTTACAGCCGTTATCAATGGACATGTGCCAAGATGGGAAGAAGATAGTGATGATTTTTATTATGTATGGATGGATGTAAGTGCATATCAACCTGTTCGCGGTGAAGTGCCTACACCTGAACCTGATCTTATTATCTTTACCACACCAGAGGCAGTCATTGCTAATCTTACAGCACGCAAGTTAGGAAATGGCTGGGTTGTAGAGTGGGATTTGCCTGAAGATGATGAAGGCAATAAGATGCCAGTAGATATACGAATTATCGTGTCACGCTTACGAGAGGAAGGTTCAGAAATATATGACCGAATTCCAGGAGCAGTCAAAGAGTATCCAGGTCGTGTTGTAGAGAATATCGGTGTTTTTTGGGATTTACTCAAAACGATTATTCCAGTTGAACGAGGACAACGAATTATTAGTGATCTGCAACCTGTAATTGAACAGGAAGGTGAACAACCCGTCGTATTTTGGAATGAATATGATGAATTCAGTGTTGGTATTCAGATAAAACCTGGTTCTACACAAGAAGAAAGAACGGTATGGAACAGGGACAGTACAAACATCAGACTGGCATGGCCCGTAGAGGTGTTAGAAGAAGCAGATAGACCTATACCTAATCCGCGTAATGTACAGCTTGATCTGTCTGTTTATAGCACGAGAATACCTTTTGATCCCAATTTTTTAGATGAACGATGGCGGTTGCAATGGGAACAACCTTTTTGGTTAGGCGATCCGACGGTGCCAAATGGTTTCTTTCATAACTATTGGCCCCAACCTGAATATCGGAATGGTGTGCCTATTACACAACCAACTGAATCGGCATTACAAATTGATTATTACGAATTCCGAACCAAGAGAGGCAATGCAGCGTGGAGTAATTGGAATAGCAACGTGGATATAGTAACTACAAACGTTGAATGGCCCGATCAACTGTATGCATCACCCTATCATCAGCTACGGTGTTATCCGTTTGGTAATGAGTATCCGCTCGTTGATGGCGTATATCAGATTGAAGCACGTGCTGTTACCGTAGAGGGAGATGGAGATATTCGGCTCTATGGCGAAACAATAACGCGTATATTCCGCGTTGGACAACAAGAAACAGGAGTAGGACCCGCATGATGCAAAAAAACGAAACAACACGAGTTTTATGTTTACTTCTCAATCCTCGCTTGAGTGTCAAACATATAGGCACATTAACCGAAAGATACCATGTGTTTGTGATACAACATGATGGTAAATTGAACAAGGGTATAATACCCAATCTTCGTAAACAAGACCCGATAGTAAATTTTGACGGCAACGAAACGATGAATACATGGTTAGCAGAAGGAGACAATCCTGTATTAGGTGATTTCCTTGAAGACCAATTATGTGTTCTGTTATCTGAACAACTTACACATATACAAATCCGAATGTTAATGAAAGTGTACAAAATCATAGATGTTCACCATAAAGGCAAGCAACGCATGGCAATTGCGTGTGCTTATTATGATCCCGAACAACAACTTGAGGGTAAAATCCTCAGAAAAGAACTCATAGGAATAGAATTAAAATAGGAGTCAAATAAAATGGCTATTTGTACAGATGCATTTACGATAGAAATTATTGCAGCTTTAGATTGTCACCTCGCTTTTGTAGATTACACAGATGAAGTCAGAGGTGTATCTGCTGCAAGTACAGATACAGTGAATTATGAACAAGGCACAGATAATAGAGAATTTGAGTTGTCTCCGGGCAATAGTGCAGAACTTATCTTTGCATTTGAGTATTATGTTGGGATAGGCGGGCATGAACCTAATTCATCGTTTAGTGCAACAATTATGAACGGTGTGCTACATGCGGGCAATCAGGCGAATATGAGCATCGGCGCGCCAATCATCAATCCAACGAAACCCGATTTCTCAGGCGGACCCAGCACTCTCAAAACAGGAACGCTTTCCTACGCTTGTAATGCAAACGCAAGCGTTACTTATGGAACACAAAATACGGAAGCACGCAGTGAAACAATCGGCGGAACGCTAACAATGGATACAGGAACACCATAATAGAGGAATGTCTGATGGCAACTTTAGAGCCAAAAATATGTGATGACATATTTGTTTTGGAACTCTTGATGTACGCACCTTGTCACTTGGAAATTGATGCGGATGATGAACGCAAAACATTTCATGCAAGACGCGGGGTGCGTATACCATTTACAATTGATTTTATCTATATTTTAGGTACGGACTACGATACAGCACATGATGATTTCGGATTTTCTGCATCGTATCCTACAGACCGCGATCCGCAAGGTGTTTTAGCTAATGGTGTATCTGTTGAGAGCGGAACATTTACACCACCAATGCCTGATGTGACCCAAACACCTGCTGCTGTGCTTATGGCAACTTATTCTGCGATGTTAGTGTTTACAAATGATGAGGATGCGTTCAGCACATTGATAGGATTAGGGCGTGAGGGTAGTGCAAGGTTTAATCCTTTGTTGGGTGGAGTGCTTGCCTATAATCAAGGTGTTTAGATGTTGACAAGGATTAGTCAAACACATTATGCTCGTGCGTTTTTTGTGGTGTCACCAGAGGAAGCACCTCTTACACCGGGTGAAACACGATTTTTTCCTATGCATTACGAGCGTGGGAATCCTTCGGCAAAAAGTTTCCGTATGTTATGGTTCGCGAACCGTTCGGATGCCGATGCACGCATCAATCCTCTAACAGATATAGAGAGATTGCCCGTTGCGTTATTCAATCCTACTGTGCCAGATAAATTGGCAAAGTCTGATATTCTACAAAATGGCAATGTAAGACTGACATCACCACAGAGTGGTGGGTATGAAAATCCTGTAGGTGTTATAGATATAGTTCAAGATACAGAGTCTATTGAACCGCGTATTTATCTTGTTGAAGATGAGATAACTATTCCAAGACTTGAACCCTATATTGATTATATGTATCGTTATGCAATTGGTCATCCACCAATAACGGAGTTTCACGTAGAGTGGTATCCTACTCGGTTAGATGCGAAGCTACGACTCAACATGCTAACAGATACAACAAGATTGCCACGTGTAGAGTTTTTTCCATCTGTGCCTAATTGGAATTCTGAACCAGAAACACTTCAAGAAGGTGTTTTGCGAGTATTTTGTCCTGATGGTCAAAACCCTTACTCGTTAGCTTTTGGGCTTTTGTGTGTAAACCAAATATTGTGTGATATTGATGATATAGCGAAACGCATTCCATCACCACGCAAATCAGTTAGAGATTCGGTAAGATTAAATAAATCAGTAAAAGAAATCAAATCGCTAAGACAGATACCGAAAGCGAGTGGAGTTGGAATTCAAAAACCAGTTCTAAATTGCGAATTTTTGCAATACGCAGCAGGTGATACGATAGATATTAATTTAGGCGAATTAGCAAACGGCTTCGTTAAAGGTGTAAACATACCTGATTTTCTGAGGACAGATGGGACACACCTAAAAGGTATTATGCCTGATGGTGAACTTCACGAAATGTTTGAGATAACATTAGAGGCTCAATCATCAACTATTATTACCAGCACATTATATCTGAAACGAGGTAATTAGGGATGCCACGTCCATATTCGGTAGATAACCTTGCTCGGTTAATTCTTCTTGAAGGACACGATACTGCATCAGCTGCCCGGTATTTTGGCGAGCCATTATCTTATATTCAAAGCCAACAAGGAACACAAGCTTATAAACGTGCTTTTGAGCGTTTATCACGACAACGGTCAAAAAATGATAGACAAGTCTATAATATTACGAATGTCTATTCAACTGAAGCCGTTGTTCCATTAGATGTAACCTATATTCGTAAGGTGGAAATTCAAGGTATCACAGATAGAAATGGTGATCCTATAGAACATGATCTTCCATTTGAATATAATATAGGTGGTTTAGGTCGTCCGGGTATAGAATGGGGGGTGAAGTGGTTTGCCTCTATTGCAGCGTTAACAGCAGGTACACCTGTTCTTTCAAGGGATCAAACACCACAAGATGTTAGTATAAATCCACCTTATTTAGCTGAAACAGAAGGTAAACATTTCTTTCATCTAATCTTTACACCACGTTTTGAAGGTGAGCATTATGTTGCTTTTATTACAGACCCGATTCCTGATGGTCAGCAAGGTGAACCTGATGCTTCTATACGACCTTATGTCGTTGATGTAGAAGGCAATCATCTTATTGATGCAGATGGAGTAATGCTTGTTTCTGCTGCAGAACAATTATCATTCTTGACAGATGATGATGGGTATGGATTAATTGATGGATATGGCAATAGACTTGTAGAGGTAATCTGATGCCAGAACGAAGACTTGAAGATGTTGTAGACATTTCAGAAGATATACTTTTTAATAGTGGAGTAAATATTCAACTCTCTGTTACTAATAGATTTCGCGATATTGCATCTATAATTTTTCGTAATGCTCTCTCCAAAGCAATTATTCAAGCCAGAGACCGTGATCCAACTGATACAGATCAGGTTGATGGTTTAACTCAATATTGGATTAACACAGAGACAGGGGCAGATTTTGTATCAGCAGCTGGAGATGATTGGCAAAGAATAGGTGGTAACACGCTTACTGCTCAACAGATTGCAACATTACTCGCAACATTGGAAGATGATGAGCGTTTGTCTTATAATATTTTAAAAGATAAACTTACAGCTCGTGATATTGTTTCATTCTTGGCATCGTTAGAAGGTGAAGAAAGGTTAGACGCATCTTCAGTTAAGAATCTGCCATCTGGCGAAAGCGGTTCTGTTAACATTGACATTGGAGTATATCAGACATTCGGTTCATGGTTAAATACTGCACAAAGCACACCTGTAACAGGTCAGGTGTATGTTCAGTTAGGTTCTATCAGAATCAATGAGATCAATTCTGATAGCACAGACAAACGCTCAGATTTAGCGAGTATTGGTATTGGTGATCGTATCCAGTTTGGAGAATTGAATGCATTTGAGATCAGCTCTGTTGGTGTCCGTAATAATGGCACATGGACATTTACAGGAACTTGGACTGAAACATTTGATGTTGCAGATTTTGATGGAAGTTGGACTGTCCGTCATATTAAAAAATCTAATGTGTTAGTGAGGAACAATGCTGGATTTGGTAGGTTTCTGAAACTCAATGATGCTCTCTTGCCTATAGCACATGATCCCGAAGATAGTATAGACCCTTTGTGGGAAGGCACACTGGGTGTTTCTTCGGTAGAAACAGTTAACAACTTGAATGCTGGCAAAAAGTTCTCTGATTATTCACATATTATTTTTAATTACTCAGGATCAAATAAGAGGAATCTATGGACAGTTCCGCGAAAGTTGTGGCATCAACTTTCCTATGTTGAAGTATCCAATAAAAAAAATCATATCACTATTAGACATGTAAGTGATACCTCTTTTGAATTAGGTGTAGTGACAGGTAGTATTTTACTTCGGAAGATTCAAGGATACAAAGGTGTATAATGGCAACGAAACTCTATATCAACTATTTGCGAAACTATGATATTTCAGAGCAGAACATCAGTGTGACGGTAAGAAAAATATTGTTGCGATCGGATCGCAATTTACAGATAAAGTATTCCACTGGTGGTCAAATACTATCAGTAGACTACGATTTTTCATCTGCTCCAGTAACAGGGATTTCAGAAGTCACGCCAAACGGATATGACGATTTAGTATATCGATATATGGTAGATAATGAACATCTGCATCTTTGGATTGCTTGTTTTGTGCCAGAAAATACTGGTATACCAACTCCTGACTACCAAGAATTAACGTATGACGCTATGGCTTCAGTCTTTTTGGCAACTGGTGAAACAAGTGATCTTGAAACAGCATCAGCTTCACCACCGAGTTGGATACCTACCGCATTGACTGAATTACAGAAAAAAGAACGCGTTATTTCTAAAATAAAGAAGTGGCGAGATCAGGTAAAAACTTGGTTATTTGAATCACCAACTTACGCAGCGTTAGTGCCAGATATTCTAACACACTTAGGGTATTGGTTGAAATCTGCGGACTATACAATAAAACTGCTTTGGGACGAAAAGGTTGCTGGAACAACAACTTATGATTGGTCTGTTCTTGAAGCAGTAATTGATGAGGCAATTAAGGGCCCATCAACATTAGACCCTGATGGTGATGGTGCATATAACATAGAGTTTTTTATGAATCTAAAAACTGCCATATCAAGTTTTCCGACAGGACCGACCTTCGGTGTAATATGGGTAGATTGGTGGTCTTTGACGGGAACTTCAACCGCAGATGATGTCTCGCGTGTGCCTAATGTAGTAACAAGTATTCTAACACATAGTGATATGGCACATAGAATAAAAAGCAACATTCCAAATGACTACAATCCTCTATCAGAGTACTGGACTTCTTAAGGAGAACATAAAATGCCAGAACAAAACCTTATTCCTGTTCAATTTAGTATCGTAGAGACTTCTGATCCTACATTGACGATTGATGGAGACAATAATCTTGAAATTTATATTGGTCAAGGAGTTGAGTTTAATTGCACTTTTGTGCGAGGTGGCCCCCCAATAACAGAAGCACAAATTAGAAATTCTCAATTACAGTTGTTTACTGACGCTGCACGAACAGATCGTCTTGGAGCAAATGATGAAGATTCATTTATTCACGAATTTCGTGATATAGATATGGAAGCAGGCACAGCAATTATCAATATAACAGTCAATGCTGATGTGCCAGCAAGGACTCTATACGGTAATCTTGTTGTGGAACAAGGCACATAATGCACAATGTTTTTATACCAATTGTTTTTCAAGTAGTTTATCCTATACCATCTTGCATAATATCTGTTTTGCGAGACAATATCATTGTAATTACATTTTCTGAAAGGGTAATAAATTTCTCAGAAAATATGATTCAATTTTCTGGGGGAACGATTGCCAATTTTATAGGGAATGGAACAGAATTTTGCGTGACTGTTACTACAGATAATAGCATGCAAATTTATGTTCCATCGGGTGTCGTTATGAGCGTGAATAATCAACCGAATACACAAAGTAATAGGTTTATTTACAATGCCTGATTATGTTGATGTTGTCCGATTGGACGTTAGAGCTAATAGAAGACCTGAGGTGTATGCTCCTGCTAATATTACTGCTTATGAAGGTCAATCTATAAACATAAATGTGAGTGTTGTTGTCGGTTATCCGATAATGAATGATTTCTCACATCAGCTACAAAGCAATTCAAGGCAATCAGTAAACGAAGGTGGAAGCAATCCTGACATAAGTTATAATGAAAGAGACTGGTCTACATGGCCCGCGAACAGTGGTGGATTACAACCTGTTACGATTGTCATGCCAACATTATCAGGAGACAGTCCTACTTATGTTGATTGGTATATTGTTTGGACAGTAACAAGTTCGTATGGAAGTGCTACAGCAACGACACGTGTTCGCGTTTATCAATCCGTTGCAGCAACAATTAGCATACCTGAAAATGTATCTGCTTATGAAAACACAGCATTTTCTATAAACAATATGATGTATAATGCTGGTTCACCTGTTGCAACAGCGATTAGACATTCATTTCATAATTCTCTTTCAGATGCGCGAGCTGATAGAAATCCAATTACTTCAAATAGACCTTCAATTGTTGTTACACCGAGCTCATCAACTTTGGCAGGTTTATTGAACCAACCTATTCGTGAAAGAACTGGCAGTTTAAGGTATAGCACGAATCTTCCTTCAGTTAGTGCAGACACGAGATGGTATGGTCGCGTAGAAATTGTTCAGAACAATGCTGTTGTTGATAGTGCTACTTATACTTTAACAATTCTGAATGCTGTTACACCCAGTATCTTTTTAGCTGGTGGATACGGTATAGAAGGCACGAATTCAGTGTTAAATTTTTCTTATATGTCTGGCGCGCCTTATGCGGTAAGATTTGAACTTGTTGGTTGGTATAATTCACGGTCAGATGCACAGAATAATAGGAATAGATTGGGAAGTGCTGATGGTATTCCAAATAATATAAGGTGGTCGCCAGCAACACCTCAACAGCGAACAGGTTCTAATAATGGTTTTCTTTATTTGACTCTACCTTATGTAAATGCTGATAAACGCGTATGGGGTTTAGCTCGCATCTCCCGCAGAAATCTTGCGGATACTGGTTGGGAATATTGGCAATCAGTTTTCTATATTGATATTCTGAATCGTGTTCCTGCTCAAATAGATGTGCAAGAAGTTATCACCATGAATGAAAATTCAACAATGATGGTGATGTTCACCTATACGAGAGGTGTACCAGCGGCAAGGGGTTTTGGTGTATCTATACATGAAAGTCAGGCAGATGCAGATAACAACCGTAATCCTGTTATGGAGTCTAATGATCCTCGTATCACGCTTTCAGCTTATGATAATACGGGTGATCAAACAGCACAAAAAACGGGGACAGCAACAATTGTTACACCTAATGTGCCAGATAGTCCATTAGTTCATAGATGGTATCCTCGTTTTTATATGGATCAAGACATAATATCACCGGACCCGTAATATGCCAGATTACTTCGATGTTTGTGAACTTCGTGTGGAATCTGATGCTCCACCTGTTCCAATTGAGTGGCAGGAGTTACCAGATTTAGAACTCGAAGATTCTAATAATCGTCAGGTTAGAGCAAGAAACTATGTCAATGAACCAAGAAATGAGACTTATTTTTCATTAGCATCAGAATACACACTCCCAAGTGGATGGAGTATCAGAAGGGGTGGTGTTCTGCGGTATCAAGCAATACTCGGACAAACCATCGCGGTAAAATATACAGCGAACAAAGAAGGTGTGCCAGATGTAAATTCTAATGAGTTCTCTATTACACGTAGGCACGCTTTTCAGGAGAATCTTATTCCGAATCGGATTGTTTTGGGTTTAGGTTTTAATCAATCCACACAACGCGTCTATATTTTTAATACTACAGATGTTGGAATAACTCCGAGAGTGGATTATATTAATTCATTCAATATATCAGGTGTAGAGCAGTTATTAGAAAGTTTTAATTCATCAGATGGATCACCGATCCGACCATCGGGGGGCTGTTTTGATGGCACAAACTGGTGGTGGTGTGGTGGCAATAATAATCGGACGGAAGCTTATCTGAACAAGGTCAATAGTTCGGGTGAATTGGTTGATGATTATACGATTAGTCAGAATCCGATTTACATTGAGTCTTTAACATTTGATGGCACTTATATTTGGGGATTGGATATACGGAATTATCAGTTGCGAAAGTTCTCAACAAGTGGTGTGGAGCAGTCAGGTGCAATCTCACTACCAAGAGCTCAGCACACTGGAGATTATAGTGGATATTATTTTTCAGATGCACAACATGGACTCACTTATGCTGACAGTCATTTCTGGATTCTACAAGCACATATTTCAGCAGAGACTTGGATATTTTGTTGTGATACATCAGGAAATCGTGTAAGATCAAGGGACATAGAAATAGACGACAATCCACCAGCAGGGCTTACCTACAACCCAACAACAGGTAATTTATGGTGGATTCATGACAGAACATCAGATGATGGGGGAAGATACGGAGTATTAGAAGCCCAACAAATAGAATAATGAACTATTTTCATAATATTTGAAAAATTACATTACAAGGAGTTTATTGTGAAACGCCCAAAATATATTTTATTTGTATTGCTATTATTTTTGTTTGTATTAATTTCATTAATTGTGATATTATCACAAGACAAAGATGTACATCTTGATGTATCAGAAAATAGCAATAGTGAGCGAATCCATTTTAATTTTGAATTTGCTAATGATATAAAATCTGATATACTATTTAATACACAGAAAAAGCGTGATACATATAGAAAAATTGCGTTAACTAACATGGAAAAATTGTTTGATGAATTTTACAAACGATATAGATTTAAACCAGATCATAAAATACATGTGACTATTTCTGAGTATGTAAATGGTGGTAAAAATTCTGCTTATACAACTAAAACATTTGAAGGAATAGGTCGTATAGTCAAATTGTCCATGCATTTTCCTTATGAAATGTTTAAGAAAGAATACGTACGCGCACATGAGCTAACGCATGCTTTTATTGCTCCTTTTTTTCTGCCAACCTGGGCAGACGAAGGATTCGCTGTATTAAATGAAAACTATTATTCAGATACAGAGAGGCATCCTGTTTTTGATTCTTTTGAAAAAGATTTACGAATGGATCAAAATCAAATCAACGCTGTCCAACACTGGACGGAAGGTTTTGGAATTTATTCTGATTATGAATTGACAATATGGTGTTATCGCTATTCACATACAATTGTCAAATATATTGAAACCAACTGGGAAGGCACATTTGCGAAAGTCTTTGATAATGTTCATTCCCATTCAACTTTATCTAATGAAGAATTTATATCTATGTTAGACGATCTAATACCTGATAAAGATATGATAAAATGGTTTCGTAGTATAGGTTTTAGACTCTAAAAGAGGTTTATTATGAAATTAAGTGAAACCCTTTTCAAAATTATATTTTGTGTTATATTTATAGTTTTTTCCTTTGTTGTTGGCGTTATATCACAACCAGCGTTTGCAGAATATTCGGTAGAAGACAGACCTAATTTTTCTGTATCTACGCACGGTAACAATGACAAACAAACAATGACATTATCAGCAACATATCCTCTGGATTTTATTAATGGATATGCTGGTGTGGAATGGATACATTTTAGAGATGAAGCACCCGATCATCACGATTATATTCGCGCAAGGATAGAAGGTGGTTATCATCGAGGAATGTTTGGATTGCGTCTTTATAGTCGTTATGGAAAAAAAACTTTGTCAGAACAAGAATCACTTTTTCATGGCGGGATGTTTTTCCATGTAGATATTATTAACCAACCTACAATTAAATTGAATGGTGGAGTTGGCACTTGGTTAGCACAAGAAGAGCTACATGCCGATTTCAATGTTAACACAGATATGGAATGGGGGCCACAGGCACATATTGAATTACAATTTCCGTACATATCTGTTTTAACAGAATTCTTGCCTACACACAGATTTAACAACTTTCAAGTACGTGTATTACCAATTCTTATTTTACCTATTTCCAAAATTTCAATTATTAATCTTGTTGCCTTAGAAATATCTGGTGAAATACAATATGATAATATCACACATCATGTTGATATTGAACCGTGGAACTGGCATTGGAAGAACGCTCTTAATTTTAGTTTTTAAGGAGATAAAATGAAATCAAAAGACATGCCTTTAGAGAAATTGTTGTTTAGCCATCATGGAAGAATTAATAGATTCGATTGGTGGACCGGGCATTTATTGGCGTTTATTGTTACAAAATTGTTAATAATCCTTACGCATTATAGTATTCCTCATGATTTTACTTTTGGAGAGATATTTAACGCAAAACAACTCACTATTGGTTTACTTTTAGGTATTTTGTATATCTGGATACATGTATCGCTCAATGTTAAGCGTTGGCATGATATGAGTAGACCGGGTTGGTTTGCCCTTCTCAATTACATACCTCTTATTGGCATGTTTATTACAATAATCTGGTGTGGATTTATCAAAGGAACAAGTGAAGATAATGAACACGGGCCGTCAACGACATAGTGTAATCATGCAGATCGTAAATAATGCTTACATTCAATTATGTATCGGTTTATTATTGTTGTTTACGATATTATTTGATGGTTTGTTTTTTGATATTCAGCACAGTATGAGTTTATTAGCTTTATGGCATATAGCACAAGCTTTGCCAGGTATACTGCAAGCTCTTGAACGTATTGACCGTATAGAGGAAAATAACAAGGATGTAAAATGAGATTTATACGAGATCAAAAAAAAATAAAGAGGTTGCAAAATCAGATTTCTGTGAATGTCATTGGAATATTGAATGGTGTTTTATTAGATGAAAAATCTTATATTACTCTAACAGGTAATCCAGATGAGCTGGTAGAGCTTGAAAGGATATTGAACGAGTCACCACTAACGGATATTAAATTTTATGCATCGCGCATGGTTTATAAGTCTAAATTGGATAAATCACGTGTAGCAAAGAAAAAGGAGTTTAAAATATAATGCCGATAAATCTAAGGGATTTTGTAGCAAGTGAAATAGGTGATATTCCAAATGAGCTTGCTCATCACATGTCAAATATGTTTCACGAAAAGATAATGCAATTTTTCGAGGAAACAGATGATCCAAATGTGAAAAAACTCAAGGAATTCAAATTTGTCAGTTTCGATGGAAAGGAGATTACGGCAGTAGATTTAATACTACGAGCTATAAGCACACTTCTACCAGCGGAACTTGAATTTGAAATTGAAACACCTTGTGATTTTATCGGTGATACAGATGGCGATGGTGATGTTGAAATCTCATTCAATAAGAAGGGCATATTTAAAGAGAGGTCTCACATCAAAATCAGGATGTTAATGAAACAAGCGGAATTGCCAGAGGGACTGGCGATGCTTATAGACGAACAGTGCCTAAAACTTCATAGGCAACTTGATGGTTGATTTTATTTAAAAGGAGAAAAAAGATGAATGAAGCCAACACAATTCAGAATGATTATGCGAACACGATGGGTAATCAAATCAAAGCGTTTTTGGAAAGTCTTGCAGAAGGTGAGACACACCTCGAAGACCTTCATGAAGCAAAAACAAAAGCTGCATTTGAAGCAGGAACTTTTGATTTTGATTTATCTCAACCTCTTGGTAATACGGGAGTTGTACTGCCTTTCGAAATAAAATATCCGCGCTATATGGCACGGAATATGCATCCTTTTCTTTGTGATGAAGGGGAAGTAGAAGGACACATGGATGTGCATACATCTTCTGAGCAAACTACAAAGACTGCAGCTGAGTCTGGATTTGAAGGTGAGGCAAAAATCGGTTACGGTCCTATATCGTGTAAAGTGAAAGTTCATGGTAAAGCATCTATATCTGATGAGCGAAGACGTTCCACAGATGCACGGTCAGGCGTAAAATGGCGTGTCCTTGTAAAACGACAATTGCCCCCAGAAGGCATTATGATGCTTATTGATGCAGGTGCAAAGTATCTGGATATGAGTTTAGATATGAATATGTCGCTCGCTCAACAGATCATTAATAGCATCTACGGAAGTCCCGAACAAGAAGAAGATGACGACAGTTCTAATGGAACTGATGATAGAGATGATTCATCTGATGATAGAGATGATTCATCTGATGATAGAGATGATTCATCTGATGAAGATTTATAGTGTAAACAGTGAAAAATTTAGGTATTGGGCATTATTCTTTAATAATAATAATAATAACGGTGATAGGGTTGAGTACTGTTCTTATTATATTAAACTTAAATGAAGCTCAAAACATCAATAATATTTTGAATAGATTAGACCAAGGGCCTGATTCTGCAGAAATAGAGATTAATCCTGAAACAGAATCACCTCATATTTATCATATAGATAAATATGAGGTTGAAGCCCAATTACCTTTATCAAGATTGACAAAATTGATGTCAGTAGAGGAAGGTATCAAAAATGTAGTGTATAAAGACAAGTTGGGTATTCTTACAATCGGGGTTGGCAGATCACTCCAAACCAACGGAATTTCAATAGATGAACTTTTGTCAATAGTTCCGAATACAGACTTACGATATATTATGGAAAATACGATGATAAAGCAGCAAAGGGTTTATATAAACAGATTAGATGTTGCTAATCAAATATTTTCTAATCCACTCTCAAATCACGATATAGAATTGCTGTTGGCACACGATCTGAAAGAAACAGTCAACTCAGCTATATCAATATTGGGTGACGATGTATGGTATAAAATTGATGAAGTTAGAAAAGAAGCTATTGTTGATGTGCTGTTCAATCTTGGTTTACCTCATTTCAAAAAATTTGTAAATTTTATAGATGCAGTAAAATGTCAAAACTGGGAAGTAGCATCAAACGAATTATTGTTATCAAATGCTGCTAAAACAAACTATTCAAGGTATAGACACATTGCTCTTGTAATAGATACTGGAGAAGAAAAGTATTTTTATGTTGATTAACTCTCTTTAATAAATGGACGGTATCTGTTACCACCCGCAAACTTCACATAAGGAATTTGATTATGAAACTCATCAGTGTTTTGCTTTTGTTCATGATGTTCTTGGTGTTCGCCTGTTCTGATGTGCCATATACGGGCCCCATGTTAACGGTTGACGATGTGGATAGATACCTTAACAGTACAGGTGAGGATACAGTCTGTCTACAAGATGGATTTGATAGTATTTGCGTTCAACTTGTGCCGGGTCCTACAGGGGCAGATGGCACAGACGGTAAAGATGGTCGCGATGGCACAGACGGTAAAGATGGTCGCGATGGCACAGACGGTAATATGGGTCCACCGGGACTGCCGGGCAGAGACGGAACAACCACTATTGTTCACGTGTATGAGTTCAGTTTCATTGAACACAAAGCAGAGAAACCTACAGCTGCTGCATCTTTGATTGTCGCTGAAGCCGTTAGTCATTCCAGTGGCACTGTGCATCCAATACCTGCGGAAACACAAACGGAAGCTGATCATGTTGTGCATGTCTCTAATCTAACACCAGACACTCACGAAACTTTACCCGATGATAATGCTATCTGGCATATCGATATTCACGATAATCCCAATAGCGTAGAACTCTATGTGTATCCGCGTAGCATGCCACTTGATCAACGGCTGGACTTTTATCCCGGAACAGGTACAGAACTACAAGGCACACGCAAGAGTGTTAATCAGATGTTGAGAATGTATTTGAAAGAACATAACACACACGTATCAAGTATTCTTGGAGAAGAATCTGTTGTGGATAATGACCTGAAACCATGATTAGAAAAGTTTATCAACGCTGAAAGGAAGGAAACAAATGAATATTATAGATAAGATTACACATCATCATGACGATGAGAAGAATGCCGTAGAGGACGCACTACCAGCACAGAAAATCCGTGTCTCCATTGAGAGAAGGGTTCATAATGCACAAAAATTGATTCAAGACGAAATTCCTGAAAACGCTGCTGATCTTGAAAAAGCTAAGCATAATGCTCTTGCGAAACTTCATGATTTCCGACTTGCTTGTGAGAAAATGTTAAATCTGATGGTAGAATGAACAATTATTATGAGAAAAGACGATTTATTTTTTTTGTTCATAGGTGCTGCTGCACATTACATGACACCGACACTTCCGAAAGAAAAAGAACGTGAACAAAGTGCTGAATCTCGTGAATACTATCTAAAGCGGGCAGCAGCCAAAAGGGAACGCAAACGTAAGAAAAGGTCACGAAATGCGAGAAAAGTTGCGAAACAGAAACCCTGAGAAGAAACACGTTATTACAACGTCACAAAAAGTAGCGTCTCTTTTAGATAGCCAAGAAAAAGAGATAAACAAACTGCGTGATGAAGTGACCACGATAAGAGAACGTTTGGAAGCGAAAGAGAAAGAACTGCAAGTGATTCGTGATTCTCGTGGTATAGATCAACTTGAAGTAGAAAACAAAAAACTTCGCTCAAGGGTTGAGTTACTGACAAGAGAATTGTCTCGCACAAAAACCGATCTAAAGAATATTCAGTCTGCTATATCAGAATACAGGTAATGATTTTATCAAAATTAGAGGATAGAGATGAGAGAAAAGATTCCAATACCTTTTGACTTAATGCAACGCTATCGCGAATTTGATAGTGAGCGAAAAACAGCTGACTATTATGGTGTGCATAAATCTACAGTAAGTCGATGGCTCAAAGAGATTCAGTTGAAAGATGGTGATAATGCTCGTATTACAGAAGATCATTTTATTCAGCAAACCAGAACACATAGAGCAGTAAATCTGCGTGTTGGTCAAATTGTCAGTGTTGTTCAGATTTGTGAAGACTATGTGAAAATACGAGTCCCGTGGCTCGTAAATCACATAAAAGTATCTGAAACCATTTTAGATAAAGTCCCGTTGTAAAAAAAAATGTCTACTCGTTATCCTGATCGCTTCCTACCACATAGTGATTTAGAGGAATGGAATCACCGTTTAGATGTATTACGTGAGTTAGAAAAAGAGATGAAAGTTGACTTTTCTCGCGAGATTGACGTTGCTGAATATCAAATTTGGAAATGTGAACTACAACAATGTGGTATTGTAATTGTTGAGACAATATGCGAACCCAGCTAAAATTGATGAAAGTTTTGAATTCACCTATTCAATACGTTGGTGGGAAGTTCTGGCTATTTAGAACATTTATGCAGTATTTCCCAATTCACACAAAAGAGGTGGTATCACCTTTTTTCGGGGGAGGTGCGATTGAATTGAATCTTGCCTCTCGTGGTGTCAAGGTGATCGGATATGATAAGTTTGAACCTGTTGTGAATTTTTGGAATGTTTTCCCAAAATCGCCAAATCAATTTGTTGTTGATGTTGTGGAGTTGTTGAAAAGTGAATCACGTGAGTATTTCACTGGTATCCATAACGGAGACTATTTCAAAGAAGAGTGCAATTACAAGCGTGCATTGTTATACTTCCTTTTAACCCGAATGTCTTTTCGCTCAATTGCATTCAATGATTATAGTCTCCGCTCCAACTTTAAAGACCGACTTACACCAGGCGTCTTGGATCGTGTTTCCAAATTTGATATAACTGGGTTTTCAGTTCAGGTGAGTGATGCGTTTGATACCATCGCCAGACACCCCGATCATTTATTGTATCTTGATCCACCTTATTCACAACTACGAGATTGTCTTTATGGGAACTCAAAAGAATACCATGCAGATTTCAAGCACCGCGATTTATTCAATTTGTTAAAGGATCGTAAACGATGGATGTTGAGTTACAACGATGTGCCTTTCGTTCGCGAGCTTTACGAAGATTTCGCCAAACTACATCTCAAAAGACTTGGCGATGGGAATATAAGAAAGAAAGAGGAAGTGTTGATATTTAGTCCTGATATTGTGCATATATCGCAGTGTAAACCGAAACAACTATCACTATTTGCAGGAATCAAATGAAAATTATTGAAAATTTTACTGAATCAATTATTATGAGTATAGAAGAAGTGCAACGGCATGACTTCAAAACACTTGAGGAATGCCATGAATTGATTCCACAAAGAGACTCTGATAATTGTGAAAATAGAGAAGATTGGGAAGATTGGGAGGAATCCCACATTGAGAAATTCCACATTTACACCAATCTAAATATAAATGGTATTTTCAGTATTACGAATGATGGATTAGACTCAAGAATGCTTAATATGAAACGAACTTGGTATAAATGTCAATTGAAAGAATTTGGAGAAATCAAAGTATTATTCCGAGATGCTGACATTGCTATCACCATGAATTTTGAAAAAATTATTTTAGGCATACACGTTGCTAATGATCTATCTAAAATAGAACTTCATGATGAAGTGATAGACTCTGGGTAATAATAAAGGGGAGAAAGAATGGAAGTAAAAAAAACGATCTGCGTAGATTTTGACGGTGTAATTCATAGTTACCTCTCAGGGTGGCAAGGTGCTGATGTAATACCAGACCCTATTGTGCCGCACGCTATATCTCAATTATACTACTACCTCGCAAATTACAGGGTTGCTGTCTATTCAGCAAGAAGTGGTCAACCTGGTGGCATAGAAGCTATGAAAGCATTCATAGAGAAAGCAGACCAAGAGTGGAGAAAGAGAATCAGAACATTTGAACTACCAGATTTTGAACTGATAGGAAGATTAGAGTTTCCCAGTTCCAAGCCGCCAGCTATTCTCTATATAGATGACCGTGCCTATAGATTTGAGGGAACTTTTCCAACTACCGAATGGATAGAAGCACATTCATCAAGCTGGGTAAGCGGACTTAATCCTGACACACCACTCATTGATCAAATTAGGCAAAGTGAAAATTGGACAATAAAACAATGAGAAAAAGGTACCGTATTATTCCTGTAGTGCGATGGAAACAGAACACAAGGTTTTTAGTTGAGCATCGTGTGTTAGGGATTTTCTGGTTGCGATTTACTGAATCTTATCAATTTCAAATGGATTTTATTCATTTTGAATGTCAGTATAATTCTTATATGGAAGCTGTAGACGCAGTTAAAATGCATTACAAAAAAACTTTACATTGTAAACTCACGAAAGGTTTGAAAGAACCTCTCATTGAATTGGAGAATGATATATGAATGAACAGAATGAGAACACAGCGCGAGAAAATCTACTCGCAAGAGTGCAGCACGATTTGACCTATAAGCCGCCAAACGAATCAGGACAAGTCAAGCTTTGGAAACTTGTCAAATCTGATTTTGATGATTTCAGAAGCAAAATCAGAGAAGTTTTTCAGATGGTGAATCAGATACATCTGACAGAAGAAATCGTTGGTAATAACTGGGATTATGATGCTTATATTGTTTCGTTACGAGAAACAGAACGCTGGTGCAACACAGCGATTGCTAATGATTACAAAGAATATAAACCTATTGACATAACAGATTTAGAATATCCTGCGGAACTCCCTGACAATGCTTCTCAACGAGAGATGCTCTGTCATCAAACCTCATCTGCTTGCTATTTGTTAGGTACCTCTTTGGTATCCTATGTTCCTTTAGGTAGGTCTTTTTCTTTAGCATTAACTCATCTACAAAATACGCGTGGGTGGATATTAGACATTATAAATGACGCATTGGAGAACTATGATGAAAATGAATCCTAAAAATAACGGCAACCCTTTTTCAATCGGTAGAGATGAAAAGACAGGTAAATTCGTTTCGCTAAAGGATAAGAAGAAAGGTGTCAAGGTGGAAACTTACAACCGCCCCTTGCAACGTCTTTCTGACGAAAAGAAGAAGAAACGAACACCTTCTAACCGTAGACCATTACCTTACATCATGCGAAACCGCAGTGCGAAAAAATGAGCAAACTTCGCCCTTGGCTCAAGACAAACAAACGGAGATTACCGAGAACTCCGAGAGTTCCCTATAATCCAGCTATCTATGCTTCTTACATTCGTTCTGGCAAGTGGCATGAGATACGTAGGGCGGTTCTAAAGCGTGATAAGGGAGTTTGTCAAGATTGTGGAAAGCCAGCAAAGCAAGTGCATCACCTAACCTATGACCGTATCTTCCGTGAAAACATGGAAGATTTAATTTCACTATGTGGGGAGTGCCATGCGAAACGGCATGGTAAAATAAAAGACTATGACAAGAGTAAAAAGAAAAAGGGTTTATTCAGAAGAACAACTTAACATAATGCTTCAAGAATACAGGAAAGTGTTTCATTGTGAAGACTGCAAATGTATGTTTACCGATCTTGAAGGTATAAAGATTAGACTACCATTTTCAGAATATATTACACCAGAAAAGCAACCGAGCTTTATTTTTCGGTGTAATTCATGTTTTAAAGAAAACGACACATTGGTAACAAACAAGTTAGATATAGGAGAATCTGATGGGAGTTAGAAAAGCATTTACAACTGGCGTTGCGGGCGGATTAGCAGCTGCACCATCAGCTAATCCCTTTCTTATTGGAGCCGCAACAATTGGTGGTGGTATAGTTGGAGCATTACAAGACGATAATCCATTCAAGTTTGATCCTAATCCGTTTCGAGATGCTTTCCAACGAACCGCCCGAACAACTCGTAGACGAGCGAGACGGAGTGGAGCAGAGGTTCGGAATTCTTTAGCTGCGAGTATGGCTGCGAAAGGTTTGGGTGGTGAGTTTTCGGAGTCAGTAAGTAGTGGTCAAGAGAGAGCCGTCCGTCAACGAGCAGACGATTGGCTTGATGATAGAGAAGCAGAACTGGAAGACAACATCGCTCATGCAGAAGCTTGGACAGATCAAGCAAATAGAGCAGAAGAACAGAAAGATTGGTCATCTTTAGGAAATGCTGTTACCTCAACTGCGTTCAATGTAGCTACAACGGATTCACCTCTGCGGAAAGCACTTGGTATTGGTGACAAGGACGAAAGTGGTGGTAGCAAAGATCAGATGACTGAAGGTCAACCCCCCAAGAACACTACCGTACCAACCCAGTTCGGCAAAGTTCAATTTGACGCAGAAGGGAAAGTCGTAACACCAGAAACCACGCAAACTACGCAAGGAACTGATGCATCTATGTCTGCTGGGTTGACTGCCAACAGTTCAAAAGAAGAAATAAAACAACATATCACACAACACAAGATTCACGAGGGGAGTCGTTTGGGTAAGATGTATATGGGCAACCCACAGCAAATGGGATTATTAGAACAAGCATTTGGCGCGCAATGGCTTATAGATGCTTTCCAACTTCCATAGGTGAAATATGCAAAGTATAGCAGGCACATTACAATCTGGTAATCAAGCTGCAGATACCACTCCGAAACCAGCAACTGATCTCGTCACCGAACTGATGAACGCCCACTTTGCGAAAGGTAATGGTGATGTCTCTGGTCAAGAGGCTGCCTTGCTACGTGCAGAAATGGCAGCGAAGGGGGATTTGCTCAAGGAACAGAAAAAAAATGTAGAAGAACAAATCAAACTAAAAGAAAAACTACACGAACAGGCACTACAACTCGTTGAGATGGGACAATCGCATTGGCTCAAAAATGCTTATGTGGCAGCAGTCAAAGACAAGGACTATACAACTGTTGACTATCTCGCAGCTATCATAAAAGATATTGATCCTGATTTATACAACAAAACAAAGGATTTTCGTGAAGCTGCGTCTTCGTCAACTCCTGAGACTGCCAAACTTGCTTTATTAGGTGCTTCTGATGATGTGCAATCCAGTAGTTTTGCTACTGAATTGGAAATGACACCAAAACAAATTCGCCAGCAAGAAAGAACGACTGGAAAAGCACAAACGCCTGAACAACGTGCAATACAAATGAATGAAGAAATTGATTCAAATGTTGATCCTGCTGCAGCGTTCATGCGTGATACCACAGAAAAGCCAGAACAGAAAACACCTGAAGAAACAACCGAGCAAGAGCTTGGTGCAAAAACAAACATTATTGATGCACTTGAAAAGCCTGCTGGTATGAAAGATGAGGAATGGGAAGCTTGGAAAAACCAGCAAAAAGCAGAAATCGCTGGCGGTAAAACCTCACCTCGCATCTTACAAAAAGAACCTTCGCCAGGTAGCATAACAGACACGCAGAGAGCAGAGGAAATCTTCAATAAATACAAAGATGATTTTTCTAATAACTACATGATTCGTAAAATCGGTAGTATGATGCCGGTTGGTAACAGAAAAGCGTGGGCCCACGATATTGATAGTTTTTTAAGAGGTAGAACTTTTGAACAGATGGCATCTGATCCGCAGAACAAAAAAGCAGTTGCTTTTTTAGCAGCAGATGAGATTTTTGAAAATGCACCTGGTGGAGAAATCGCTAAAAGAAATCTGCTCGCTCGTGAAATACTTCAAGTGCATCTTCCTGAAATTCAAAAAAGAATTGATCTTTTACAATCTCAAGGTAAAGATTTGGGTAAGCTGACAGCATTTGTTGAGGCAATTGCAAGGAGAACTGGGGGTGACATAATACCTAATGATCCTGAAGTCGCCTCTTTGTTTTCAGACATCAAATTCCTTGTTACTGAATTTATCGCATTGCGTTCAGGCGCGCAGGTTACTGAATCAGAACGTGAGATGTATACTCAAATTTTCGCTCAAATCGGTAATGACTATAAGCTGAATACTGCTATTATAGACGGTTTGATGACAAATGTTTTGAGAGGTCTCAAAGACACGTTTGTGAAGAATATGGGCGAGGATTGGGGAAATTACACTACTAATCTCAAATTTGATTTAGGTGAAGTTGCTCCTCAAGAATATATCAGATATATTTCGCAAGCACAATTTGATGGAATGTTTGAAGAAATGAAAGAGCGGAGACCCGGCACAACGGCTCAAGAGTTTATAGACAGTCTGCGGAGAAAAAGGACTCTAATCAGATGAACGATATAGACAATCTTACTGATGAGTTATTAAAAGATATTGAAGGTGTTCCAACGCTTCCAGTGCCAAACGAAAATCAACCTACGCCCGCTGCACGCCCTGATTCAGAAGTTCCCACCTTACCTGAACAAACAGATACATCTATTGACGATGCAACTCAACAACTTTTAGATGAGAAGGTATCCCGTGCTATACCTGATGCCCAAAGAACCCCTGAAAAGAAAACATTTGGAAGGTGGACAATAAACGCTTGGAACTCTTTTTGGGAAGAATTAGATGATATTAGAAAAGCCAATCTCGGTCATGCTGCAGAAGAAATGATAACTGAAATAAACTACAATCCGGGCGGTATTTTCAAAGCTCTAACAAAAGTCTTGGAGCTTGAAAGTCATTACAGAACTCGCACTGGTTTTCTTGGGCAAAATAGAAAGGATGATCCTACTCTCAAAAACATTTACAAACAGCGTGATGAGGCATACAAGAAATTAGCAGAAGAAGCACCAACGCTGGGCAACATACTTTGGGAATCATATTCAGTTTGGGGAGACAGTGATAAACTGCTCAATACCTTATATGAGCGTCCTTTTCGTGTTCTTTCTACCGTTCTACCTTATACCAAACACCTTCAGAAAATCAAAGGAACTGGAAAAGCAGCAAGAGCAACTCGTAGAGCGGGTATGATCTTGCCATACACTGATCCAGTTGAAGCACCTTTCGTTGCTGGCGGTCTGCTTGGAAAAGCAGTGGCAAAGTGGAAAAATCGCAATCTCGCTAAAGAAGACTATAACAAACCTTTTAACGCTGTGTATGGTAGAGATACGCAGACTGGCGATAAATTAAAAACCACACAAACGCCAGTAGAGATGGCAGATAAAATCGGTACAGTAGCAGATCAAACGCCCGCTATTGTTTTATCAGAAAATCCCACAGTAAAACATAATGAGATGATACGACACCAAACGGGTGGTGAAGATTCAATACCTGTTCAACAAAGATTTGAGAGGTCTGAAAAAGCATATTCTGAAACACTTGATGATATAACAAATCGTGAAATTGATATTGCACGTGGTCTTGATTCTGCCGTCAACAACACTTTTGATATTGATGAGGTTGGGGGGGCGATCAGACAGCGATACCAAAATTGGCAAACTGGGAAAAATGCGAGCTTCAGAAAAATGTTTGGGGACATAGCACAAACATTAGATGTTGAATTACGTATTGATCCTGACACTTTTCCTTTGCTTTCTAAAACACGTGCCGAGTTGGATAAATTGAAAAATGACCACTCTCGTCTTTCTTCAGGTCCGCGTCAATCTATTCAAATAGCAGAGCAAGTGTTGAGCGAAGCATTTGCCAGATTGTCCAATGATGGATTGACAATTAGAGACTTTGACCAGTTTCGTACAGAGTTCAGACAAAAGTTTGAGGAAGCAATTCATCAGGCTGGGCTAAAACCGATCGGAAGTGGTGATCCTGTGTCGCGACTTTATCAGACATTAACAGAGGATTTTTACGATTTAGTAGAAACAGAACATGCACTGAACCCATCAGATTTCCCAGCAGATTTTACACAAACAATCAAAGATGCGAAAAAAGAGTATGCAGAAACATTGATTTTGGAAGATAAACCCGCTGGCAAATTCATCCGAAGAAATTTAGACACACCTCACAACATTGTAAATAAACTCTTGAACAAAAATACTTCAAAGTTTTTTATTCAAGATATGAAAGTGATCTTGGGTAAAAACGGTTGGGATTTGGTCAAACCAGGTCTACTTATGAGTTTTCTCGATAAAGCGAATGGTAGCACAAAACATTTTCGCTGGGGTGGTTTGAAATCTGAAATTGCAGCTCTCAATAAAGTTAACAAAAATCGGTTACGACATCTGTTTGGTGATGAATTGGCGAAAGAACTTGCATCACTTGGTGAATTTGCATTAAAATTCTCTGAAGAAGGTAGGTGGACAAAAGGCTCACCTACTGGATTTGTAAATAGATTAGTCCATAGTCCGAGTTTTCTATCACTACTGAATCACATCAGCACAATGCTTCCATTCATGGGCGGTGGATATGGTGGTATCAAAGTCGGCATGGGGACTTTTTCGCTTACAGACGCTGCACTAATCGCAGGTATGACAACAGCATTTGTTGGAGAGCGTTGGTGGAATAACTATCTTAAATCGGATGCAAGTAGAAAATGGATGTTAGAAGGGCATAGCTGGGATGTTGTAAAAAGGGATGGCACGGTGGTAACCGTCACTCCTGAAGATTTTAAGATAGCTAATGAATACATGGTAATTCCATTTATGAAAGAAAATAAATTTAGACCGAAAGTAGGAGTTCGCGCAGCAATGCGAACATCTCGCTCAACAGAACGTGGTAGGCGTGAACAAAACAAACCAAAACCGATTTTTGATTCCAATAATCCATTTGGAGTTGATAATCCATTTCGGAGAGTTGAACCTTTACGATGATAGAAATAGGACTTTTGATTTTAATAGCATTATGCGTTATCGGATATGTGCTATCATATTAGGAGAACAAAATGCAAGATCAAGAAACTAATCATGAAGAAATTTTACATGAAGATGAATACACTCAGCTTGTAGCAACAGACCCACCAGATGCCGTTTCTGGTGCCTGTCACCACTATATAGTTAGAAAGGTAGAATCTAAAGAAAAAAAGAAACGCAGGACAAAAGAGCAAGTAGAGGCTAATGAAGAAGCCGAAGTTGAAGTTGAAACGAGCTTTGTTGTTCATGGTCAAGTAGACATGCAAGAGGGACCGCGTAAAGAAAACCCTGTCAACGGCATGACAGATGAAGACCTCGCGAGAATTCTTGTGCATAGAATGCGTGGCTTTGAATCTGGTAACTTTCCTTCACGATATACCACTGTTGCGAGAACGCATTTCGAAACAGGTTTGCGGTGGCTTGAAGATAGGAAAAAAGACAGAGAGAATAGAGGGGTTGAGGGCAAAACACAAGCGTGAGAAATCCTTTCTCATCTTCAATCAACCCATTTCAACCACGTGGGTCATCAAGTATTGCATCTGGTAGATCAGCACGCAAGATGCAATCTGATGCCCCTGTTCGCTTTGATCAATACGATACAGACAAATCTGAAGAACGGATCATGGATTATGATCTGTGGTTACAGGAACTTATCCAAGAGCGTTTGAAGTCAAGAGGTAATCAACGTCAAGACTTGTTGGATTTTCTTGAATATTACGATCACACAATAGCACAATTAACAGAACAAGTGAATCGCGAACATAGCGATGATAAAACAAAACAATATCAATCCTACCTTGATCATATAGATGCCCAACTCAAACTGCCTTTAGAAGAACGATCTCATGATGTCCCGTGGCAAGGCGCGCCCATGCGTCCACAAAATTATGCTCTCAAGAGCAGACAGAAGTATTGGGAAAATGCGATGAGGCTCCGCAGAGAAAATCTACGCGATCAATCTGAAGAAGCAAAGCTGTTGGCTGGATATAAACGAAAAAGAGGACAAACACAAGAAGCCTACGATAAACTTTTTGACGAATATGGTATGCGAAAATCTGTTAGTCTTGGTGCCGCTTTCGGGCGTGGAATCACTGATCCACGAGCATTAGCAGATAGTTTTGTAGCCGGGCTTGGAGATGCCGTCATCGGATTGCCAGTTCTCGCATTGCAATCCCCAACACTTCTAAAAGAAATCGCATTATTTCAAGAACAATTTGGCATCGGTGTAGAAGTAGGCGATATTAGAAGTGTTGGTACGCCTTTCGGTCAGTTGAGTATTCCAACTGGAACGCGTCTACGCAGAACTGGCGATATGGCGGAACGAGAAGATCAGGAAGTAGGTAAGGTGGTTGCAAAATATGGCGAAAACTCACTGGAACATGAACAGGTATTGATCAACCAACTCAACACACGCCTGGCATGGGCAAGAGAAAACACCCCCACATTACTACCACTTCTACAATACTACTATGAATCATTTTCATCAGCGTGGCTTGATCCCGAAACTTTTGCACAAACTTTAGAAGAACGCCCGTTTGATGTTTATGTGCATGCTCTCGATGCAGCTGGCATGCTCGGACAGACAGGGGCAAGTGGTATTGCCCGAACTCGGATTAAACAGGGACTTCGAGGTGAAGGAACATCTCCACAAACACTCGGTAGACTTCAAAAAGGTTTGAGTGCGATGGGTAAGTTTGCGGACTATGTGAACCCCGAACAACTTCCATTTGAAATCGGGGGACGGGCTTATGAAGGTTTCAGAGACTGGTATGAAAGAAAATATGTGGATAACAGGTGGCAAAGACCAGGCACATTTGACCAAAGTGAGTTCGGTCAGAAGGTTGAATCAACTGTGCGTGGTCAGGATAGCGAGGTTTTGAGACCTCACCTAACACCTGAGGCTCAATCCCTATTCAATATATCAGACCCACCAGAAACGTCACCACGGGCGAATCCGATGCGTAGAACAGAACCTGAAAATCCATATACTGATCCAGGCTTCCCTGATATTGCTGATATTCCTCGCGATATAGCTGATGTTCAGATTGATGAAGGTGTATCCTACGGGCAATTTATTTCAAATCTGACACGATCTCTAAATCCTGAATTGCCGCCCCCCGCACCAGAATGGGAAGAACCACCGATGTCTCACGGTGGTGACCCCGAAGATGGAGATCAGTTAGGAGAGGGTGAAGAAATTACACGTCAAATGGGTGAAGAAATTACACGTCAAACGATGGAGCGAAACAGAGACCAAGCACAAACCCGATTACTTGAAGAATTAGACAGAGTTATTAGAGGTATCAATTCAGGTGAAATCAATATACCGTATCCAGAATACATCACAAACATCTCTGATAATAGAGAGATAAATAATATAAAGGATGCAATCTCGAAATGGCATCTCAACATGTTTCAAATTGTCACCACAGAGTTGAATAAAGCAATAAGTGATGATCCTGATGATGACAGTCCCCCATTTCCTACAACTCCATCGAGGCACGGACTTCCATCTGGTTTCATACGCTTTCCTGAAGGACTACAACATTTGTTCGGTTTGATGAACCGTTACATTACTCATGAAAATTTTCTGCATGAGTTTATTATAGCAGAGAGTAGGGGAGGAAGGGAAAGAGGCGCAGCAAGTGAAGGTGGAAGCACATATCGCCCGAGCCGCAGTATGAACGAAGTGCGTAGGATCGTTCAAGGTGATCAAGAAAGACTTCGCAGAGAAGGAGAAATCCGAGTTCCTATTCAACAAACACATCCTGATAATCCATTTTTTGTTACTGCTGATACAGAACTGCATCTAACTGGCGCGCATGGCGTAACAAGAAGAACACTCAATAGTGTCATTGACACTTACGATTTGTCTAATAGGTTTGAGCGAATGAGCGGTAGCAGATTTAATACTGATACCGAGCGTTTTACAGATCACCGTAGAGGTAGACCTGTTTTAATGTCAATGCAAGAACTTATTGATTTAGTGAATCAGAGAGAGACTGAGTTGGCAGAAGCAGATATGGCTAATAATAATTTTGATGCCATAGAAGCCCGACAAACTATATTTGAAAATTTAATGAACGAATGGAATCAAGAACCAGACACGCCTCGCTCAGCTCCTGAAGGATTTAATAGAGAAAGTCAACTCGATGAGGGGCTTTCTGATGTGCATTTATCTACAATCAACGAAGCTGTTCAATTCTTGAATGCGAATGCGTTTGGTGATCCAAGTTGGACAGATACATCACTTTGGAATATAAATTTTATAGATCAACTTGTAAATAGATTTATAGAGTATTTCAATGAAGAAGCTGATCATGCAACTCGTGAACTTGCGTCAAGCGATTTAGCTACTTCAGAAATCAGTTCTACGAGATATGATGAAGCAATTGAATTGTATGACAATTTAGTAGAATTGTTAGATGTGTTGCAACGGCAATTACCAGATAGTATAACACCTGAATTTACACAACCAGCCACACGCCCCGTTACACAACCCGCTACGCAAACAACCACACCAGGACAAACTACACCAGAAGTTGTTAGAACAACCGTGCAAGGCAGAGCTGCACAAAACCTCATAGATGTTTATGAGAGTTGGATTGAAATGGTTGAAAGTGGGGATGAAAGCAGTGGGATTGAAGGCATTCAAGCACAAGAAGAAGAACATAATACAAGAATGCATCTCAACGAGTATGTCTACGATTATGCACGTGACCGATTTCAATATATAGTTGGTAGACCCCCTACTAATGTTGAAATGGAGAGTGAAAATCCATTCATGGAAACAGTCATGAATAGAGTTGATAGTCTTATTGACTATCAGAATTTGCCAACTGAATTCCTCAGGCTTGTTGTGGAACTGAATGAAATTGTCATGGACGCGTTAGATGAAGCAGAAATCACAGAACGCTCATCAGAGCGTTCATCTACTCCAGACGCAGATCCCAACGTAGACGCGGACGGTATCAATAGAACTTCTGAAGTAGATGAATCTACTACTTTCCAAGCAGTTCTTGATCGCATGCATTCATGGGAATCAGATTTAGATGAAATCCAAGACAGGATTGATCAATTCGGAGACGATGAAGTTATTTATGACAGTGAAGCACAACATGAATATGAAAATGTCATACAACCTCTTGAAGAAGAAATACAAGAATTAGAGGACAGAATTGAAGACTCGGAATCATTACAAAATAGCAGAGAAGAACAATTATCAGACCTTGATCCCGATAGTGATACCGCAGAGGCACTTCAGGCAGAATACGATGACACTCAAGCTGCAATTGAAGAACTTCGAGAAGAATTAGAAGAATTGGAATCTGAACGCGACTCTCACCAATACATCATAGATCATGGCGAATTGGATATAGAGCATGCCATAGAACAACGTCAAGAAGTTCAGGATGAACTTGAAGACATGGTTAACACAATTGGAGACAGGGTTCAGGAATTATTCACCAACTATGGCGAACAATTCGGTTATGACTACGATGTGGATGGTCTTTATGATAATGTAATAGACCTTTTGCGTGAATCATATATTGACCAAAGTAGCTATTCTGATTTGACCGATATTGATATAGTAGATTACATAGAGCGTCCATATTATAGAGATTCAGAACCCAGCCCTCCTGACAGCCTCTGGGGACACATCACAGAAACTGATCAGTCTAATATTATGCATGCACTTGAAGCGGTAGGGTGGCTTGCTGATTTAGAAGTAAGTAGGATGCGAAACCAAGACGTAAATCTTAACGCACTCCGCAGAATTGGTGAGGTTATTGATCATCATATCTCATTAGAAACGCCAGAAGCTCGTTATGAAAATATCATACGCAATTATCTTCGCACAGAGTTCCAATTGGAGTTGCTACCACTTGTTCACTTCCAAGATATTGGAGAGCAATTAGCTGCATTTTTTGAAACCACAAATGTTCCTGAACGAGATCGCACTCATGTAATCAACCGTTTTGTCGGTGGTAGAGAGAGTCTTCAACATATTCACTACATGGATCAACTTGAAACTATCAGAGAAAATATAGAACCTATGATAACAAGATTCGAAGCAGAAGGTGTCCCTACACCTGATATCGAAGGCACAACAGGTTCTCTGAATGTAGGGGGAATGGCATGGAGTAATCCTCAAGCGTACATAATAGATCGTGTTGGAGAAGATTACGCAGAAAATAGTAATACGATCCATACAATTGAAACGTGGGAACAAGCAAGTGAATATCTCGACGATGAAAACTTATACAATGCATCTAATGCGATTGATAGAACCCTTGAGGAAATGGAAGGCTCACCCCCTACCATAGCAGAAAGCGAACTTACACAACAACAAAGAAACTATGCTGGCGAGTTGGTAGTTGGAAATGTGACGAGAGAAAACGCTACGGCTTATGTCGATTATTGGTTGCCTGAGCTGATAGCAGCAGAAGCTCACCGTTCCAATCTGATTGAGAGGTTTGGTGAAGATGGGACATTTACTTGGGGTGGGGTTATTGATCTTTTTCGTAGTCTTTCCACAAATGCTAATATGCGGGTCAGAGCTGACAGAATAGTAGAAGTTGTTGTTGAAGCTCTCAACGTTGAATCTCTCAACGATGAGAGCTTGTCCTCACCTACACAAACCGAACCAGCAGAGCGAGGTGATTCAGTTTTAGCAGAACTGGAAATTATAGCTGATCATCTTGGCACTGATTTGACGCGTCATCTGCGTGAATATGCGGATTTAACCCCTGATGATTTCCACATAAGCAGAATAGAAAACTTTTGGGACTTAATGGATAGAATGTATCAGAGCGTTAATGCCGGTCCCGAAACTCGCGATAGATTGAATTCTCGCATAATGCAAATAATCCGAGATAGAGAACCATTTTGGAGTAATCTCACAGAAAATGAAGTTGGGCAAATTAGAGACGCACAAAATGCACTTGAAAATTCGGGTTTAGATTCAAGTTTAGAATTACCTAATATGCCTGGTGATTGGGATTTGGATACACTCCGAGAAATAGAAGAAGAATTGTCATTGGCGTTGGTTAGGGTTGAAGAAGGAGAATTGGAACTAAATCCATTTGTTCTTGATTTAGGTGGACTTGAAATTATATGGGGTGGAATTTCTAATCTTATTCAAGAACTGGAAGATCGAGGCGTTGGTGATGGGGTTACTACAAGCATATTAGAAGAACAACTTGAAGGTAGATACGACACTCCTGATACAAGTTCAGAAGCAAATACA